CTGGGCCGGCATCGGAGGCAAGGCGCGATGCCATGTTGCGAGTGCCAAGCCACAGCCAGCGGTGCCACTTGCTGCGCGGGTGATGTGGTGGCCAGTAGCTCCACTGCCGTGCGCTATCATCAATGGGGCAGGGTTGCAGTTCGGCATAGGTGCCTTCTTGGCCATCAGCCCGAAGCCACACACCACGGTCGCCGTTGATCGACACATCGTTGTCGTAGGCTTCCCAGCGCTCTGGTAGTGCCTCGGCCTCAAACGGCACCTTACCAGTGAGGAGAAGCCATCCAACAACAGCCCAGGCTGTGACCTTATGCCATGCAATCCGGGCGGCCCGGTAGTCACGCTCACACTTGGATAGGTACTCCAGGGCCTGAGCGCGCAACTCTGGGTCGTCAACACCCGCCGCGATCAGGTACTTCTCGTAGTTCACAGCGCGATCCCTGCGGCTCGGATGAACAGCGCGTCCAGTTGTTCGGCTGTCATGCCCATACCTTCGGCTGCAGCGTTGAGGAACGGGCTGCTGCGCTCCCATGTCAGGGTGTCGTGAAGTGCAACATCGGCAAGTGCGCGCTGTGTTGGGTCTTGGATAGACGCCACGTAGTCCAGAACTGCTCCCCACAAGCCCTGCATGATTAGGGCGGCTTTACCCTGGGCGCGGGTGATCTGTTGCGGTACGGGGATTGGCTGAGGCTCAGGCGGCACGTAGGTTGCCTCGACCTCGGCAATCAGGTCTTCATACTGCGCAGCGTCTGCGCCAAGATCAGCGCGGAGCATGGCAATCTGCTCGGGGTGGTTGCTGTAGGCTTGGCACTTGATGACCACATCGTTTTCATCGACCCATGTGGCTTCAAGGGCTGGGGCGTTGGTGTAGCGGATTACTTGTTTGAGGATCATGACCATGCCCCCTTGAACACTTTGAAGTTGAAAGCCAGTGCATCAGAAAGACTGCTTGCACTGATATTTGTCACGCGGAGAGTGCACGCGCCATCCCAAATGTCGATTGTCTCAACCCGGTAGTTGATCCCTCCAATCATGGTGATCGACACTTCATCACCATAAGCGATAGTGGCGTTTGTAAAATTAAATACGACGAATGCTCCAGCAGCCAGCGCAGCGTTGTGCATCGTGATCCGACCACTCGGCCTATTCAGCGTCACAGCAGTGGACTTACTCGTAGCCTGCACCACAGTCCCACCAGCGCCTACCCCGTATCCAAGTGCGCCGCTTGTGGCTAGGACGTTGCCGGTGGTCGGGTCGATGCGCAGGCGCTCAAGTCCTCCGACCTGAAAGACCAATGGCAAATTTGAACCAGTGCCAGCAGCCAAGACCCGGATTCGCGCCTCTGCTGAATTTACAAGCGAGTCAAACAGCGTTGCGTTATTTACGTCCGAACGGTTATAAAGGGAATATTGAGCAACTGTGCCGCTTCCATTTGGAACGGCTGATACTGACGTTATTCCATTTACCGCGCTAGTTTGAAACGCCAACCTATTTGCAATCGTCGCATTACTGAAATCCCCAGTAATACGCCGCGCAGTTCCAGTGAAGTTGATGTTCCCGTCAACATCTCCACCCGTCTTGTCGAACTTGGCGCTCACCTGTGCCTGCAACTTGCCGATAGCAGCAAGCACAGTATCGGTAGCAGCTACCACGGCGTTTGTCGCTGTACTCAGGCCCGTAAGGGTTGCTGCGCGAACGTCAGTGAAGAAGTCGCGCCAGGTCTTGTTGCCGAGCAGGTACTGCGCAGTTGTGCCTGGAGTTATTGTTGGCTCGAGTGCAGCCATGGATCCGGCGGTGATGCGATTCTCGATGCGAGCTCCGTTGTCCCACGCTACGGCGGAAGTGCCCTCCTGGCCGCGCGTGACCGTGAGCACATCTCCAGAGCGTGACGAGCAGTGCACGATCTCCCACGTATCCTCGTTGCCATTGACGTCGTAGCCAACAAGCGTTGCACGAAAGTCAGATGCCGGGAAGCGCGAACCAGTACCTGGGGCAAGCGCGATGATGGTGTTTGCGCTTGCAATGGCGCCAACAATGACGGAGAAAGCGTTGTTGCTGTAATTCATCGACTAACCTCTCGGACCTTGCAGATGATCTCATCCTCGAATCGCTCACCGGTGTGGGTGGTAACAACGACGGTGACGGTGTAGGTGACGCGGTCATCGCCACCTTCATGCCAGATGCGCACGCGCTTGTCGCTGGCTAGGCCTGCGTTGACGGTTAGGCCTGCAGGAGATGCGGTGCATGAGACGATCGTTTCCAGGTAGTCCCCAACGTCGAGTGCGTCGTCGTAGATGATCGAGTTGCTTATGCGCTCGCCTGGTTGTTTTTCAAAAGTTCCGACCTTCACGATCGCCTCCATTCTCTTTGGATTGCTGCGCGGTAGAACTCGCGCTGCATCGATGGTCGGTAAAAGACCTCGGTGTCATCGTCTTCGCCACTGAAATTAAAGTCGGTGGCCGTGGACTCTGCATTTAGCTCGATGACAGACGTGCCGGAAGCGAGCTTGCGGATGTTCGCTGACGCGTCCATGACGGTGACGACGATGGCCGATCCGCCCGAGGCCTTGGATCGAGCCCCGTTCAGCTCAGTAGCCAGCGTGGAGATCGCGTTCAGCACGCCACCTCGGCGGTACACGTATCCAGTCATCCTGGCGGCCAGCTCAATAACAGCATCACCGGAGAAGCGAACAAGCACCTCGCCATCGAGCTGACTGATGCCTCGCACGATCCCTGAGCCCTCTCCGCGTCGAGTCGCCTCGAATGTGCCAAGCATCGTGGACGTGACCAGCGCATCACCCTTGCCATGCCTGATGGCGGTTGCAGATCCGGTGGCCATGGGCTCAAGATCCAGGGATCCAATGAACACTTGGCGCCGCATGCCAGCATCCTCGATCTCGATGTAGGCGTAGGCATCTGCTCCGCCGTTGATGTAGCGAATGCCGCCGGCGCTGATGTGAGCCGTGTCCAGCTGAGCGATCAGCGGAACGATCTCTTGAGAAACCTCTGTGGCCGGAACGCGGATGGCCGATGCCGCAAGGCTGCCATCGGTGGTTGCTATGGCCTCGCCAGAGCTGACGCGCACGCGCGCTCCGTCAAGCATGGCTGTTGGCATTGCGACGCCAGAGCCTTCGCCATACACCACACCAACGTCAGAGATTGCAATGATGCGAACCTCTGCGCCGCCAGACCCGTAGATGAGCCTGGTGTAGAACAGGCTGCCGCCAGCCTCAACGATGGCGGCGCCTGCGCCGCTGCGCACAGCGTTGGCCAGCAGCTCAGCATCTACCTCAGCGACAACGTCGCCATTGAAGTAGCGCAGCGCCGATGCAAGGAGGTTGCCGCGCAGCTCCGCGACGGCCGCGGCAGCGCCATTCGCATAGCGCGTCGCATCCAGCGCGGACGCCACAATTCCGATCGAGTCCGACGAGAACTTGGTCGGGTAGATCGTGGGGCCGATGTTGAATCGGCGCCCATTGAGTGTCGCGCTGTTGAGACGCATTAGCGAACGATCAGACGCAGTGCGCCTGGGATGGCGGAGAAGATGTCGGTGGGGTCGATGGTCTTCGCGGCCGCCAGGGGTGCGTGCCACCACATGTTGCCACCAGATGCCGAGTCCCAAACCGAGAAGTGCGTCACCACCACAGCGCCAGCACCGTTGTTGGCTGGAAAGTTGATGGTGTTGGCATTGGTGATCTGCTTGCCGCCGCCAGCCTCATCTGCAGAGGCTGTGAATGCAGACGACAGTGGCGTGCCAACGGTCTGGCGCGCATAGGCTGGCCATGCCGCGGTGCTCACCTCGGTGCCGGCGGTTGCGACATCGGTTGGGTCTGCTGTGTGCAGGGCGACGTAGAAGCCAGAGGGCAGTGGCAGCTGGGTGCCGCGGAAGTGCTCCAGGAGGCCGGATTCCAGGTAGTTCGATGCTGCGGACATGTGATTCGCTTTCTATGGTTGGTTGGTCAAGCGCCAAAGCGGCGCGGGCGCACGCGGATGGTTCCGGGTACTCCGTCGTGGATCACCTCGATGCGGGCCTCAACGACCGCGCCTTCGTAGGCTGCCTTGTATGCAACGCCGTTGGCCGGCGCACTCCACTGCTTGTTGGGCATCACCATCAGCCTGGCCTTTGCGCCAGACGCGATGGCGTCCGCATACTTCTCGAGCAGCATGTCTGGCAGCTGCGCGGAGTCCAGCCTTGGCTCGAGCGCGACGCGCATGGTCAGCTCGGCTGTGCTGTTGATCGGCGTTGGGTACACCGTGATGGCGCTGTCCAGCTTCGCTGAGTTGTAGTGCCGCGGCTCGTTGGACTTTGCTGTCTGCCAATCAGGCAGGGCGTCGGCCAGCTGGTTGCTGGTGATCGGGTCGAGCTTTCGCGCACCGATCCACACCGCCATGGCAGCCACAGGCTTTGAGCCGTAGGGGTACTCGAGCTCGTACTCTGCAACGTCGTCCACCAGCCGGATAGGATCCATGAAGACGTTCCACGCGTGCGTGCGCGAGCAGAAGTCCTTGGCTGTGTAGACGATCGCTTGCCGCATCAGCTCCTCGGGGCACCCGGGCAGCTCGAAGCTCACGAACTTGTAGAAGTCCTCGATCTTCATGTCTTACTTTGCTGCCGCCAGTGGCGACGGTGAGAGCGGCAACGACTCCAGGTTTGGATTGACGCCCGTGAGGGCGACGGCCTGGGCATTGATGCTGCTCGTGAAGAGTGCGGTGAAGCTCGAGGCCAGCGATGCGTTGCCGGCAAACTCGGCGTCCTTCAGGTGGGCCCTGGCCAGCACGTAGTTCACGATGTCGTCGGTGTACTTGTCGTCGATCGAGATCTTGACCATCGACGTGCCGTCGGCTGCGTAAGCGTTGCCAGGGTTTGGGATCTCGTCAGGATTGGCCATGTACGAGACCTCGACCCACCAACCAACAGGCGCTGGTGGCGAGACGTAGAAGACGGTCGGCGTGCGGGGATCGAAGGCGTACTCACGCACCGGCGATGAAGCCTTGGCCGAGTGCCAGTCGGGATTCGCTGCGTCGAGCGTCTCGCGATCGATGCGCTTGATGGCGCGCCCAGGCGATGAGCCTGTGGTGCCCATGTTTCGCACAACGTCCTGCACCGCAATGCCGCGGATCACGCGGGCGGATGTCCCATCACCAGGAATCACGTCGGACGACGAGATCTCTGTGATTGCCTGCTTCGTACCGGGCGCCAGCCTGATGGCATCCACCCTGGAGCAGGCCTGCGGGATGTACTTCGCAATCGCGCGCTGGGCGTCGTTGAGCCAGTAGACCAGCTCACGCTCCGTCCAGCGCTCGAACTGCGGAGTCGCATCGAGCAGCTGTGTTGACACCCTCGAGAGGATGTCGCGCACAAGGATGGATGCGGCCATGTCTTACAGGTGCTTGATGGTCACTGCGTAGCGGGGCGCTTCGCGACCAGCGCCACCACCGTCGTAGATGGTCTCGACAGCGTTCTCGAGGGCCTGGGCAACCTCGAGGGGCACATCGACAGGCTTGCCGCGTGGGATCTGGAAGGCTTGGCCGTTCACGCTCACGAACACGGCCTGGTTGCCGCCTTCACCCTTGTCGGCGTGCACCGTCACCAGGCATCGGCCGATGTGGCCAATCTCGCCATCGGCGGCAAGCGCAGCGGCCTCTGCATCAGCAGCAGCGGGCACGGCGGCTGCCGTCTTGGTGACGGCCTTGCCCTTGGTCTTGCTGGGTGTTGTGACGGTCTCGACGGTTTCGTTGTCGTTGCCGTCGTCTAGGGTGGTTACTTTGGTGTCTTCGCTCATGGTTTTTCCTCACGAAAAAGAAAAGGCCCCGAAGGGCCCGATGGTTACCAGCAGCAGCTGGATTACAGCGACGCAGGCAGGATTGCCAGGTCGAAGTAGGTTGCCGTCACGTTGGTTGCGTCCAGTGCGGTCGTGCCTGGCGTGAAGGTTGCGGCGTTCGCCGTGGCCACCTTGATGGCGCCAATCGGCACATAGCCGGCGGGCAGCTTGGGGATGCCGCCAGCACCCACCAGAACCTTCGACTTGTCGTTGGCGTAGGTGATTTCTTGGCCGGCATAGCTGCCTTGCACCACCGCCACCGTGCCGGCCGCATTCAGCGCCACGACATAGATCACGGTCGTGCCGGCGGGCTGCACGTAGGCTGGGTCTGCTGCGCTCACGGCCTCGCCGTCGAAGCGGTGGGTCGCCGCGATCGACTGGGCTGCCAGCGCTGCCTTCGTGTAGAACACGCCGCCGATGGTGTAGACGACCGCGCCGGTGGTCTTTACCGTGGCAGCGGCCGCCGCATTGATCGCAAGAGTGACCTTGCTCATGCAGCGGTCGCCGACTGCCGCCCGTACGCCTACAGAGTGGACTTCAGAAATGTTGGACATAGTGTTCCTTCGCTACGTTGTCGCGATGTGATGCCTCCCGGATCCCAGAAAGCAAAAAGGGCCCGAAGGCCCCGTTGGGTTTGTGTGGCGCGTGTCACCACATGTCAGGCCAATGCCTGTTGTTCTTCCGCACGTTTTCAGCGCCCAGCATTACAGCCAGATTGAACTCGTTGTGCAGTCCGCACACCAGCTTGCTGTTCAATGGAACGACGTGGTCAACGTGGTGTTTGATGCCAGTCATCTCGTCGATCTTTGCGCGCAGCTCGTAGATCTTGCGAATCTTTTCCTGGCTTGCCCAGGATGGAGTCGCAAGAGCGATCGACACTCGCCTCATCGTGTTATGGACGCCAGAGCCGTAGGCTGTTCGCCTGGACTTCTTGACGCCGTCAATAACGACCAGCTCGGTCAATCCTTTGTAGTTCGGCTTGTTCTCTCCGGAGGAGATTTTGTAGCCGCACTCCTGCGAGCATGTCTTGACGTGCGAATGGCTTGGCGGGGAGCTGAAACTCTGTCCGCAACACTCACACTGCCTTGTCATGGCCGCCTTGTTGCGCTCGTAAAAGCACGCCTTCGAGCAATACAGCGGACCGCCTCGCTCAGCCTTGCTGCGCAGGGCGGCAAAGACATTGCCGCAGGTGGCGCACTTCATGTCGACGCGATCTGAGCGATTTTCACCGCGCAGCTTGTACGAGCACTCCTTCGAGCATGTTTGTTGGTGCGGGTTGGCGCCAGTGACCTCGAAGTCGGATTTGCACACGGGGCACGCCTTTGTGCTCTTGTGCTTCTCCGCCTTCTCGGCCGCGATCAACCTGTTGCGACACGCAACACCGCAAGTCCTCGTTGCCGAGAGCCTTGCGTGGAACTGAGTGCCGCAGCACTCGCAGATTTTCATTGGCACAAGAGACCTCCAGGACAACATTGTATCCTGGAGATCAACTCATGCGAAATCAATCATTAGGCGGTCGCCCCAACTTCCACGCGAACTTGCCAGGCGTCGTTCAGGATCTGAGCGGTCTGCATGGTCTTCCAGCCCACATGGCCGCGCTGGGCCAGAGGGTCGGAGTCGGAAGGCTTGGGGTTCACGACCATGGGGGTGATCGAGAACATGCCCTTCAGCGCGGTGATGCCGTATGCATCGCGACCCAGGTACAGGATCGGGTACACGTCAGCGTTCGTGCCGCCGGTGGACAGCATCGTGCCCTTCGCGCCGCCAGCGTTCTGCCAGGGTTCGAAGATGGTCGATTCCACGTAGCGCACGTCTTCGCACTTGCCCAGCTCGTTCTCCCAGGGGGTCACAGAGCCGTACTTCTCGGCGGGCGTGAAGCCAACCAGGTTGCGTACGTCGTTGGCGCAGTCGGGGTGGATCAGGCCAACGAAGCCGGGAGCCACAGCCTCAGTGCCGTAGGCGGGCGTGGAGCGCACGATCGAGGTGATCGGGCGCGCATTCTGACGCTTCAAGGCACGCACGGCGCGACGCTGCAGGGCCAGGGTCACAGCCGTGTTCACGTCCGTGCGCTGGGTGCCGTTGGCGAAGATCACGTTGGTGCCGGCCTTGAGGATGCCGAAGCGCATCTTCTCGATCATCTGCGCGGCTTGCTCGCCCAGCAGTGCGGTGGCCTCCTTGAGGACGTCGTCCTCGTGGGTGTCCATGATCACGTCGGTGATCGTGATCTTGTCGCCGAACTGGGTCAGCGTGGCGGTGATGTCCGTGTGGGTCAGGGTTTGACCGGCGGGCGTCACGCCTTCGACCAGGGCGTTGGGTGTGTTGGACAGCGCGGTGTAGCGACGGAACTTCGTCACCTTGGTCGCGTTGCTGGGCACCTGGTTGGCCTGACCGAACTTCTCGATCACCAGGAAGGGGATGCCGCGCTTCAACAGATCCTTCTGTGCATAGGCGGCGGTGCGGGGCGAAATATCGCCGTAGTTGGTTTGTGCCATAACAAATTCCTTTCGTTGGCAGTTACTCTTGAAGTGCTTTCAAAAGGAGCGCTAAGACTTTCCCGATTGCCGTATGCCAGACATTCGACACCGTGCCCGGGGCGCTTGCGCGTGTCCCGTGGTGTCATCCAGCGCGACTGGTTCGTCGTGCTCCAAATCGCAGGTGATTGGTGTCCGCCGCACCTGCAACGGCGGTCTCGTGAGGAGATCGGACAGAGCTCGCTGCGCTGGGTGCGCAACGGGCTCAGATACTGTGCCCACGCATGGTGGGTCAGCTGTTACGCCTCGGACCAGGCCGCCGCGTAGTCGCCAGATTCGACAGGCTCTTCAGGCAGTCGCAGGCCACCGGAGCGCACGCCTTCTGCTGCATCCATTGCCGCGGTGTCCACAGGGGCCTCGGTTGGTGCAGCCTTCTCGGCTGGTTGCTCGGCGTTCTTGGCGCCTTCCTTGAAGGCCGTCAGCATCTTGATGACCTGGCGGGCGGAGCCTTCGTTGGCGATCTTCTCGCCATCGGCGTAGGCCTTCACGAACTCCTTGAACTCTGGCGAGTCCTTGAGGTCGTTGAAGTCTGGGTGCGCGTCAGCAATGGCCTCGAAGTGCGCGCGCTGCTGGCTGTCGCCGATGTGGGCGATGATCTCTTCGACCGTCTTGCCCAGCTCGCCCAGCTTGCCGTCGGCAGTCTTGGACGCGGCGTCGGCTGCAGCCTTGGCGGCCACGGCCTCGATCATCTTGACGAACTCGTCGCCGAAGTCTTCGGACAGCGCCTTGATGGCCTGCTCGAACGACATTGCGCCAGACTCAACTGCATCAGCAGCCTGCTCTGCTGCGGCAGCCTTCTCGGTGTCGCCTGCGGCCTCTGCCTTGTCTGCGACCTCCTCGAGGGCCTCGGAGCCAGCGTTCTCGACTTCGCCACCCTCGTCCAGGCTCATGCCAAGCTCTTTGGCGCGAGCCTTGAGACGACCCTCCCAGGACTTCAGTCGCTGGGTTTCCTTGTCGACGTCAACAGCTGGTGACTCGGGCGCAGCGGCTGCTGTGTCGATCACCTCGTTGTCGCCAGTGTTTTGGGCCTCTGCGTTTGCCGCATCGGTCTCGGCCTTGGAGGTTTCGTCTGCGGCAGCTTCGCCGGCAGCCTCTTGCAACTGCTCGCCGTCAGCCACCACGACCACAGCCTCCTTATCGCCTTCCGACGCGGGCTCTGGGTCGATGCCGAAGGCTGCGTCTTCAGTCTGCTCGTCGGGCTTCTGTTCGTCTTCGCCGTAGGCTGCAGCAAACTCTTCTTCTTGTTTGCGCAGCTGTTCTTCGGTCATTGCCATTGCGGTTCCTTTCGTTCCAGGGAATGCCGGTTCGCCCGGCGTTGTTGCCCGGCTTCCCCGGGGCTCAAAAAATCAAATGCGTCCATCAGACTGGCCATCCTTGACGGATGCTCGCTGCAGCTCCAAAACCTGGTGCAGTGCCGCTTGCGTTCGCGCCAACTCTTCAACGGTCACCGTCATCAGGCGCCGCATGTAATCGTCCTCGAGGGCCCCAAAGAGCTCCAAGAAGGCGCGGTGCACCGGGGTGCCCTCGTACTCGCGCACGAGAGCGACCGCCGATGCAATCCTGCCGCGGATCATTGGCTCGCTATCCATCAGTCGATCCTCGTGGTCTCAATACCCTGCTGCACGCCGACCATGCCGGTGGCTGGCTGCGGCTGGCCTGCGGATGGTTGCTGCTGGGACTGAGCTGCGGCCACATCGGCCTCTACCGTCGTTGTGCCGCGCAGCTGAGTCTGGAATGACTGCCCCCTGCCGACCAGCTGCTGAGTGCCCTGCAGTTGCTGCACGGGCGGGCCGTTGAGCATGGCCACCGTTGGGTCGCCGTTCTCGTCTTCCCACCCTGAGCTCTGCAGGATCTCGTCGCCAGCTGGCGCGGTGTAGGGGCTGTTGGTTGCTACACCACCAGCCTGCAGCGCTGCATACACGGCGCTGACCTTCTCGCTGACCTTCTTGGCGACCAGTAGGTCGATGTTGGCCAGAATCTCTTCCGACTTGCGCCGCGCGACCTCGGCCTCGGCCACGATCTTCTCGGCACGTCCTTGCGCCTCTTTCAGCTGCGCCTGCACCAGCTGTTGCTGGAGATCTGCGGCCTGCTTGGCCTGCTCGCTTTCCTGTTCAGCTTTGACCTCATCTTCGGTCTTGACAGCGTCGGACAGCTCGTTGGCCTCCGCGCGCTGCAGCAGAAGCTTGTGGCGCTTGATGAACGGGGCGTCCTGCGGATCGCTTGCCATCGCAGCAAACTCGTTGAGCTGACGGGCTCGCACCTCCTTGGCCACCAGGCTTGCAGTACCGCGTGCCTTGACGTCGTAGTCGCCCTTGATGCTGTTGTCCTGGTTGAACTGCATGTTCCAGCTGTACATCGCCTGGATGAAGGGCCGGGTCACGCCCTCATCCCAGCTGGTGATCAGATCCTTGATCACGATGTTGGCAGCGGCCATCAGCATCGACATGCCTGCAGCCGTACCGGCGGCGCCAGTGGTTGCATTCTCGCCCGTCATGTAACGCGGGATCGCGGTGACCTCGTCGGCGTTCGCCTCGAACATCTGCGCCATGGCGGAGAGCTCGTTCACGCGGCTTGGTAGGTCCACCACATGGATGGCGCGCTGACCCGGGCTTTCGCGATTCCGCTTCCACACCTTCCACGGGACAATCTCGTCCACATTCTCCATGGCCGACAGCAGGCCAACCGCGATCTCAAGCTGCGGGCCAGAGGAGATGGCGGCGTTGTCGATCATCAATCGAACAGCGGCGTTCAGCATCTCCTGGTCGTCGCGCATGATCGATGCCAGCCCTTCGCCAAAGATCGATGTCTCGTCCTTGTCGAAGTAGTACATGTGGTAGGGCCACGTCACGCCGTTGATCGGCTGAATCGCGGCCTTGATCACGCACCCGCCTGGCAGCATCCACACGTTGCTGAAGAACGTCTCGTGAATGCGCGCCTCTGGCACATCCACGCCAGCATCCTTCAGGTGCTGGCCATCGATCCACCCCCAGCGCTCAAGCACCTCGTACTGGCCGAATGCGCTGGCCTGTGTGGCCTCGCGCTCGCCAATGCTCTTGAGCTCGTTGTCGTAGTACCGGGCGACCACAGATCCATCTGGGTTCGCCTTCACGTAGTCGACGATCTTCTGCGCGTCAAACGACTTGCGCTTGGTCAGCGCCAGCACCTCGTGCTTGGCCATGCTGTGGCGCTCGTACACGTACCGGCATTGGTCCAGCGTTGTGGCGGCCATGTCGGGGTAGAAGCGCCAGAGCGGCACGTAGTCCACGAACGGCACCACGTACGACTCGTTGTACTGCTCCCAGGCTTGCACCTGGGTTGGCTGGCCGCCAGCTCCCATCACGGTCTTCACAACGTGGCGGAACCGCGTGCGCACCTTGCGCTCGACCAGTGGGCCCTTCAGCACACCGGTGCCATACAGGTTGCCAGAGTGCACCGCCTTCACGCAGGCGTCCTTGTAGCGCGCCTCGATCAGCTGGTCCTCGATGGTCTTGGTCATCCGCTTGGCGGACTCCTTGGCCACGGCCAGAACGGCCTCATCGAGCGCCTGCTGTGATGGAGGCTGGCCACCCGAAGCCTGGGCCAGCTGCGCCGCGATCTGCCTGCGCGAGTCCTCGGCAATGCTGGGCTTCGGCGTTGGGTCGCAGGACCAGTTCTTCTCGCTGCCAGCGGGGAAGAGCAGGTCGGCCACGCGGCTGTCCACCGTCTTGACCTTCACGCGCGTCTTGCGCACAAAGGCCCTGGAGCGGTTGCCGATGCTGCGCTCGACGTCAGGGTCGTACTTGCCGCGGTACTGGCGAATGTCCTTCAGCCAGCGCTCCTCGGTCATTCGGCGATCGTTTTCAGCCTGCCCGAACTCGCGTTGCAGCAGAGCGCCAAGGGTGCTCAAGTGCATCTTGGCGCCGGTCTCGTCTTCCTTCACGGCCTCCACATGAGCCGCAGCGAATTCGATCTCGTCAGGGCTCAGTGTTTGGGTCACGCTTGATCCTTCCAGGCTTGTTCGTAGCTATCCGCCATTCCAGCGTCTCCTGCGGGCTGCCGCTGCGCCACGCCGTTCGCGATGTCGCGGCCCCAGCCGAAGCCACTCTGAGCTCCAGTCATGGAAACGCCAGACGAGCCCGTATATGTCGCAGGCTTCTTTGGCATTGGAGTCGCCACTGGGCCCGCATCAACCACAGGCTGCTTGGGCATAGGCTTTGCGACAACATCGCTGGCGGGGCTCGCGCTGCCATTGACGCCACCAATTTCCACGGCATCTGGCGTGATGGCCGCGGCTGGCTTTGGCATAGGCTTTGCTGGAGCCGCCCAGCCAGTCATCTCGCTGATTTTGCTAGCGGCCATGCGGTTGTTGCCTGCCAGTTCGGCGTCATCAAACAGCTTGCCGGCGAACGACTTCACCGTCTGACCAGTCTTTGGGTCGATCAGTACGGTCTGGCCATCGTCAGCCTCGGTGCCGCCCGTCCAGCGCACCTCGTACTCAACCTCTGGCTCAACCATGGTGCCGACAGGCTTCTCGGCCACTGGGACATCGATGCCAACGGGCTTCTCGGCGATGGGGGCATCCACCCGCAGTGGCTTGGTGTTGTAGTACCCGTTCTGCTCGTTCTTCCATGTCGTGGAGTAGAGCTCCTCGGGCGTCATCGCCGTGGTCGTTGGCAGCTCTGCAGGTTTCTCGCCTGCAGCCTGCTCAACACCGTCGAGGGCTGTAGCCTCTCTCCATGTGCGGGCGAAATCATCTTCGGTGGTCGTTGCCATAGTGGTTCCTCAGTAGCCGACTCGTGTTGCCGGTTTGTAGCCCCCGGAGCTCGCGCCCCAGTTCTCATCCCGCCTCACGACAGGTTCTGCAAAAGTCAGCGCCAGGGCGTCTCCACCGTCTGGGCTTCGGATGCCGCGCTTCTTCATGTCGGCCTTTGACTCGAGCAATCGCTTGCTCTTGCTGGTGACCTTCGGTTGCGGGGCGATAAGGTCTGCGATCAGGGCGGCGTCTTTTGGAAGTCGATTCGGGTGGTCTTCAATCCACTCCTTCATCAGCCACCACATCTCGGCACGCTTGTTCTCGTAGATGTCGCTTTCGTTGGCTCGCTCGCCAGAGTGCACGCCAATCACTGGAATGTTCAGCTCCAGCAGCCGGTCGTAGATTCCAGCTCCGATGCCGATGCGGTCGATGAACATTGCGTCTGGCTTGAACTCTTGCCAGTAGCCAGCCAGGATCCCAGCGATCTGCATCGTCCGCTTGCGCTCGTGATACTCCATGCGGAAAACCGTGCGACCCTGGCGGAACACGATCGCGGTGCGGTCAGCGCCCTCTTCGGCTGGATCGCACCCAATGATCAGCGGCCCACTTCGATCGCGGTAGCCGCTGTTCACCGCCTCCATCACATCGTTCGGAGAGATCAGCGGGTTCTGTGTTGATGTCTGGAAGGCTTCGGCCGCGGTCGCCGGAAACTCCTGACTGAACAGCCATTCGAAACCCTTGCCATACGTGGAGATCTTGTTCGCTCTCCACTGCATCTGCTCCATGTCCAGGCCGTACGCCTGCTGGTACTTGATGTCCTCAGTGGTGAGCTCGAGGTCGGGTCGAACCTTCGCTCGGTACTCGGGCTGTATGAACCACGGCAAAAAGATCGGCAGCCACTCGTTTTGTCCAGCCTCCGCTGCCTGCCATAGCTCATGAAACGAGTTGCCAAGGCCGTTCGCCGTCGACTCAAGAATGATCTCCGTGCCATCCACATCGGCAATCGTGCTGCCGATACCGGCAAGGTGCATCTGAGCATTTGCCCAGAATGCGTACTCTGAGCCGTGCAGCATCTGCGCGGTATTGGAGCGGCCGACGTCTTTGGTGCCTGCTGTGGCCAGCTTGTATCCGCCTTCCAGCTTGTCGAAGATCAGCTCTTTCGCATTGGTGTTGCCGGTGCTAACCGGCAGCGGGTTGTAGTCGTGATACCGCTTGACCATCGAGAACAGGTTGTCGGTCGCCTTCTGCTCGTGCGCAACCACGAAGACGTTCTGCCCTTCCTGCGTCGTCGCCTTGTGATAGAAGCGCGCCGCAATGTAGGTCGAGATCCCGCCCTGGCGGTACTTGAGCACCAGGGCGCGCACCTTGCCGGTCTCGCGCAGCTGCTTCTCAAGCATCTCGTGAACGATCTGCTGGGCCTTATTCCAAATGAATGGAACCATCGAGCCAGACTTCGTCTTGATCTTCATGCAGTACGCACAGAAGACCTCGAGGTCATTCGCAAGCACCTCCAGCGACTCGGCCTGTTCTTGTTCTGTCATAGGTTTCCAAACGGGTGCAGCTCACGCTTCGCCGCCAAATACGCCTGGTGAGCATCCTCCGCCTCAACAAAGAGGCCCAAATAAATGCGCTTGCCGTTGACCTTGATCTGAGCAGCTCCTTCAGCTGCGCCTGTGTGAGGTCATTTTTTGAGCTCACGGATGCGCCTCAGAACAGCCTCGTACTCAAAGGCCGGCTTGTCGCCTTCCTTGTCGATGCCGAACGCCTCGCGCTCACCCTTGCGAACCTTCTCATCGATCTCGGAGAGCTTCTTCAGGTCATCGACTAATGCGCCACGCCCGACAGCCTTGCGGAGCATCTCCAGCGCCTTGCCAACAGACTCATCGTCGTCGCTTGCATTGCGCACGAATGCGACGATCTCATCGACCGACGTCATACCCTCAACAGCCGACTCGATGTGGTCGAGCATCTTGTCCTTGACCTTAGCCAGTCTGGCCAGGCCAGCCCTGTGCCCCATGATCACCGTGAAGTTGGTCTGGGCGGCCGCTTTAATGTCCAATGCAGAGGGGGTTGCGTTCGGATTTGACGTTCCGCTTGCAGCCTGGATCAGCAGTGAATTCGTTGCGGCAGCAACCTCTTCCGACTTGTCGACGACCCAGCCGAACTTCTTCGCCCGCCTGCCGATCGTCGCTGGGTCGACGTTGTATTCCTCGCCCAGCTGCTTATTTGACTTTTGACCGATGCGGTATTGCTTTTCGAGGGCATCCCAGTCGATCGCGTTGTCCTTGCTTCTGCGAGCCATGCCTACCCCTTACCTCCCCTTCAGGTCGCCAGTGAACGTCATGCACGTAGAGCCAGCGGTGCAACCTTCGTTGGGCCCGCACCTACACACACGCACCGCGCGCTCTGGCGCAGCATTGGCAGGCGCCGGCGTCTCGAGCCAGAAGGCCTTGCGCAGCGTGTTGAACGCGGCGTTGACCGTGGGGCTTGCGTTCTCTGGGATCTCACCCAGCTTGTCCATCGCCTCCTTGATGGCGGAGTACAGCTTGCCGTTCACTGCACCCTGGCTTTCGACCAGCCGCTCCAGCTTGCTGTGCTCACGGAACTTCCATTCGCGGTTGAAGATGCTGGCGGTATCCACGTGCACGGCGGAGACGCCAATGCCGCGGATCAGTGCATCCTCGATGGCGCCCAGCGTGACGGATTCCGTCTTTTGTGTCGCAGGCTTCACCACCTCAGTCTGGGCCTTCTGGTAGGGCATCCATTCGGCATAGCGGCCGGCCGGCTTGCCCTCTCGGTCGAGGTGTGGCTTGTCGTCCCCCTGGAGCAGACTCACCGACAGCACGGGGAACTGGCGCCCGACGGAGTCCGTCACCAAGAGGTTCACCATGCGGTCGCTCCACACGGCAATGATCGTGGCATCCAGCGGCTGATTGCTGGTGACAATCATTGGAGCTGGGCCGAGCTGGTCAGCCTCACTTGGGCGATACCAGACCTTGCGGCCGACTGTGGGTTTGATGATGTTGCTCATGGTGGGTCTCGGTGAGGTGTTGTTGATCTCTTGCGCCAGGGTTACTGGCGAAGTTCGCTTATGCGGAAGAGCCTTGCCCGGTGATCCAGGCTGCATGAGAGGCTGCCTTTGCCTGGACATATGCCGCCCTGGCCTCATCCGGCGTATCGAAGGTGCCGATGTGTTCTGTTCTGTAGTCGGTAGTCAGTTGAGCTACAAATCGCCCACTCTTGCTCTGATGGTAGCCGCGCCTATTTACGTTTTTTCCGTTATCTGAGCCGCTTGAGGCGCGGAGGTTTTCCCAACGACAGTTGGATTCGTCGCCATCCCTATGATCAACGACCTCCGGCATTTCTCCTGTCATGTATAGGTATGCCAAGCGGTGCGCGTAATAGAGCACCCCATCAACCTGTATGCGTCGGTATGGGTTTCCCTTGTTTGGCGCACTGCCAGCCTCCTTGCGACGGCGGCCGGGCCCGGTTGCTCGCCACATGAAGCGCCCAGAATCTGGGTCGTACTCAAGCAACTCAATAAGCCTGGACTGCGTTAGGTGCATGCTTCGCAGGTGCCGTCGCCGCTCAGGTCACAAGCCTTGCCCAGGGGGAAGTCGTTGTCGTCTTCCTGGGGTGTTGGCGTGAACAGCTCGATGCGCTTGCCGAGAATCCAGCTGTAGTTGCGCATCGTATTGCACTGCATGGTCAGCAGTTTCCGCTGCTCTTCTGGCAGGGCGTTGAAGGCGTCGGTATTCTGGAACGCGCCCAGCTTCTCGATCTTCTGGTCGAGCTCTGCCTTCTCGGTGATGACGCGCTCTTCGTGAGGTTGGTATTGGTTGGTCATTGCTTCACTGCTTGGGGGGTTTGAGCCCGAGCCCGCTCGTAGAGGGACCAGAGCTTGTTGTATTCAAGTCGGAGCTCTTCTGCGTCGAAGCCGATCCCGAGAGCAGCTTCAGCGTCCTCTCGGTAAAGCTCGGCCCCTGTGCAACCGCTGGCTTGGGGCCCGGATCCGGCAGGCGAGGGCAGGACAATTCCGTTTGCACTTGCGGGTCGCTGGGGGCGGTCGCGCAGCTTGGCAAGAGCAGCATCGCGCTCAGTGCGCAGGCGATTGATGCGAGTTTGCGATTCATGGCGATCCTTGTCGGCTTGGGCCTGCAGGTCCTGCTCGCGCTGGCGGGCTTCGTCCTTGGCCTTGGTGTTGATCTTCAGCTGCTCGGCGACGCAGTCGCTGTGCTTCTTCTGCTCCGCCAGCACGGCCATCTTCTGGCGCTGGATCTCGACGTTGCTGGCGCTCCATTGCAGGAGCAGCATGGTCGACAGCAGCGCGACAGCAGCGGCGTACACCCAGCTGGGGATCAGGTCGAATATCTTGGTCATCTCATCTCCAGGCTGCCGCGCTCGAACCATGCGGAGTTCACGCCGTTGCCGCACCCCTGGGTGAGCACGGACGTCAGCTTCACCGCATCAACAGCGCTGTGCCCAAGGTGCATGGCCATCAGGGCGAAGTCGCGCCCACTCCCACCAGCCCACACCTTGTCCTCGACTCGAAACGGCACTGGCGAGTCCTCGTAGAGGTACAGCAGTCCACCGTGCCGGAGCTCGGCAACAAGCACGTATTCGCTGGTGCGCTGCGCAGCTGGGAATGAGCCCGGTATTGCACCATCGCGCAACCACTGGATCATCTCCATGCCTTTGGCCAGATCACCGGCAATGGCGGCAACGGATTTGTTGTTGATGCTGTGCAGCTTGGTTACCGTGCCGGCGCGCCAGGCGCTCAAGCAGCGCTTGTCTGCTGCCAGTATCTTTCCATCCCAGGCGATAACCGTCATCAGTACCAGCCTTGCTTGCGCACGCGGACGCGCTCGTAAATGATGTAGCCGCACAGGGCCACAATCACCAGCAACATAACGGGCAGAAGCCAGTCGCCCAGCTGGGCCACGCTGTACTTCACCTCGGCCGCCGTGCGGGCCGTCTCAGCAACCGTGGCTGCAGCGGCCGTGCCGCCGGCCACCAAGGCGCTGCGGTTGATGGAGCTCTGCGTCATGGGGCGCTCGGCATCCACCGTCTGAGGCATCGTTGGGTCATCGCCATCATCTACAGCTGGGTCCATCAGCACTCGCGGCGCTTTCAGGTACAGGTCAGCTTCTGACACCCGGCGCTTGGTCAGCCCATCCATCTCCACCCCGCCGGCGCGGTTCCACAATCGGAACGCCCGGGCGGCCGCCTGCTTGTCGCCACGGTTGTGGGCGCGCAGGACGCTGGACTGGCGGAAGCCGTCTTTTGCGCCGGCTGGTTTCTTGGAGCCACTCCAGCCCATGCCGATGTTGTAGGCCAGGCTGGTCATGGCGGCCAGTTCGTTTTCGTTGGGCTCGATCTTGCACGCGTCGCGCACCTGGGTGGCGACCATGTCGAGCTCGGCTCTCATGTCCTTCCAGGCCTCAGCCTTGGACATGCGGGTATCGATGGTCACGCCACGCGTGCGGCCGATGCCGCAGGTCCATGGGTTGCCGTGCAGATGCTTAACGCTTTCGTCGAGCTCCGCAATGATTTCTCGAGCAGGGCGATAGCCCCAGCGTACACGCATGCCGCGGGTGGCCTTGGCCAGGGGGCTTGCTGGGTCTGGGTACGCGAACTCACGGTACTGCTCGTAGCTGAAGACGAGATCCTCTCCAGCCTTGTTGATTTGTGCCATGCGCTACCTCGCTCAGTGGGTCTCGCTGACCAGTGGCACCGTAGCGAGCAGCGTTGTTTGCCCCCACATCCAATGGCAGGTGTGAAGGCTTGTTAATTCGATGGCCACCGTCTTGGGTGACACCGGTATGGTGATGCGCCACGGACCCCACTTCTGGGCGCCACTGGTGCGGTTTGACATGTCATCACCGCGGGAGTCCAGGAACAAGATCGGCACGCGCTGCTTCTCGATACCGGCAGGGAACACGCTGTACGCAGTCACACTCTCGAACTTGCAACTCTCGCGCTCCTTGATCATCGTGCCGGAGATGGTCACAAGCTGTCCCGCTTGGGAGATCTCGTGCACCACGAAACCAGTGACCACAGGCAGCACAACTGGCTCGAGCATCTTCACAGTGGAAAGCAACCCAAGAACAACCGCGAACGGGATGGTGTTCACAAGCATGCACCGCAGCTTGTGCCTCAACGTTGAAGCCATTGCTTTGCTCCTTCGGCCGCAGCCGTTGCAAGCAGCGCCACAGCGGACCAGATGCCGCCTGCGAGTACCTTCTCCCGCACGCTCTTCCACAGGGCTTGCCGGTCCTTTTCGGACTCCATCCTCTGTAGGTGCCCTGCCTTGTGTTTGGCGACGTCTCCGTCTGGGATTGCTGAGTTCGCAAACTCGCGCACCTTGCTCTCGACAGCGTGGTCGATGTATTTGACGATCTCAGTCGTCAACGCCTGACCGACACGTCTATCCGATCCCCCATCAGGGCGGCGTGGGCTGTCCTGCATGCGGCACCTCTTAACTTCTGCGGCTTGCGCCCGGCGTCCCGTGGTGGTGGGAGCTGATGCCGGGCGCATCCGGTGGCAAGCGGTTTGCCCACCGTTTGCTTGGGCCAGCTTTGTCTTCACCACACCCTGAGCGGGCGCGGTGTCAATCGCTTGCTGGGTTTGCGATCAACGCCTGCGAGCGTTGGCCCGATCGGCCGCCAGCTCGGCAGCCTTCTGCGTATCGAAGGTGTCGATGTCGGTGTACGTGTGGCTGTCAAACAACTTCCACACGCCATTCTGGAACTTGGCTTTGTAGCGCATGGATATTCCGGTTGGCGATATAGCTGCGGCCACCGGCCAGGAACCCCCAACCCAAACCCGCCATCACTTCAGCGGGCGCCGCAAAACAAAAAACCCGGACGAGCTCGCGCATCAAGATGTGATGGGCGCGCTGCCGGGTTAACAGTACGTCAGCGAAAGACGGGTTCCGCTGGCGCCGGGCCTGTTGATGGCCGTGGTCAATTCTGACTGCGCGCGATTCTACACACATCCTGTCGTGTTCGCAACAAACGTTGCGCGAAGACAACGATCTTCACCAATACCAGACAAAGTCGCAAGGTTATTTATTTCCTTGATTTTTCCTTGGCGTGCATAATCACTCTATCGCAAGTTTTTGTTGCAGTAGTAAAGGAAACATCATGGAAGTCATTCTCAATATTGGCCTGAACGGAATCCCACAAGAGTTCGACAACGTCTACTCGGTTGGCCGCGAGATCCCATTGTTCGAAACAGCACTCACATCTGTGAAGTGCCTGAACTTCAAGGTCATCGGCTTTGCCATCGTGGCCAGCGACACGGAGCCCACTTTGGTGGTGCGCGCATCCCACACCGGTGACGTCCGTGTGTGCACCACCTGGCTGGCAGAGAAGCTGAACCAGGACTGCATCGCGGTCTACATCCCATCCAAGGATGAAGGTCACCTGTACGGCCCGCGCGCCGCCGCCTGGGGTGAGTTCAACCCCGTGTACTTCTTCCAGCTCGACGGCACCCGCCTGGGTCGCGGCGAACTGAAGCAGGCGGCCTGATTCCACCGCGAAGCCCTGCGTGCCAGGGTTTCCCAGTGAAATCTGCCTCTAGCGCTTGATTAGCAAGCGCAAGCAGCTATCAATTAAGGAGCAATTATGACCACCACTCTTTACATCGCGCCACCATCCGGCGACGTCCACCACCCGCAGTGTCGGGTGTACGAATTCCCGGGCTACGTCTCCGCATCCGCTGGAGATCACTACCGGCAGAACCCTGAGCTCTGGTCTGAAGTCGGACTGGTGAACTACCAGGGCAATCTGGTGTGCTTCAGCGGAGCCGATGAGCAGCGCCAGGAGTTGGTTGACTGCCAGCCGCTGGCCGGCGGCTTGGTCTTCAAGTTCGACTGACAAATTCACGTCTAGCGCTTATTCAGAAAGCGCTTGCAGCTATCAATTCGGGAGCAAAGCTCCGTACAGAAAGGCCCGCATGTTCGTCACACAGAAGAGCTACAACCGCTTGCTGCGCGCAGCTGCCGAGCTTGATATCGCGAAGCGCATCACCGAGCTCGAGTACCAAGAGCTGCTGAACAAGTGGAATGACCTGGTGCGGCGGGTCAACCGCGGCGACCTGGTGCCAAAGTCACAGATGCAGCGCGGCACATTCACGCCCGACGAGATCGACACCCTGGTGCGCCTGTGCCACCCGGACAAACACGGCGGCTCCAAGGCTGCCAACGACATCACTGCGCGCCTGCTGGCGCTGCGGAAGGCGGGCTGACCATGGCCACCAGGATCAACTACACCGCCGCCGAGCGTCGCTCTTTCGAGCTGGTGCCCGAGACTTGCCCCACGGTGGATGCCGCAATCGATGATGCCTTCAAACCGCCGAGCCTGGATGCCCCGGGCGTGGCCAGCATCCTGCGCCACTACGGCTTCAACCCAGCAGACCCGAAGCTGCGTCAGGCGATAGCTGAGGTGATGATGTGCGCAGCCTTCCCGGTGAAGCAGAAGCTCGCCGGCGTCATCATCCACCGCGCCACCATGCCACTGCGCGCCGCGCTGGTCGAGCAGGTGAAGAGCCATATGGCCACCGTCGGAGAGCAAACCGATGAACGCAACCACTTCCAGGAGTGGGTCGACAGCTGGGAATCCGCCCAGTCATTACGTGCCGAGCGCGAGCGGATGGATGGCATCGAAAGTGAGGAAATCTAACCATGGCCAACTACTGGACGAAGACCACCAAACCCACCAATCCAGCATGGAACGCCGTTCGCGTGAAGTGCCCAGATGGCAACACCTACATCGTCAGCCGCGTTGCAGTGGAGGACGACTATGCGTTGATGCACATTCAGCTGGACGGCATGAGCCTCGGGCGTGCGACGGAGCTGGCCAGGCAAACCGATGGCCTGGATGTCTGGTTCCGCGAGCAGTTCTGCCTGGAAGATGTGAGGCGCGCCGGCTACCGCATCGCTCGCCCCACCTACGAGCAGCTCACGGCGTCCAGCAGGATTGACTGCGAAGACATCTGCGACTGCCAGATCTCATTTATCAGGATCTGACGCAACAAAAACGCAACACCGGAACAGCCGGAACTTGCGTTTTATGTTGCTTCTGCAATAATTATCTCATTCGCTTAAAAAGAGATAAACATGGCGTGACCACATCCGCGCCAGCCCTGCGTGCAGGGTTGTTGCGGGCGATGTTGCCCTGCATTGGAAAGCATTACATGAGCACTGCAGAAATTTCAACGCAAGAGATCCTGCCGCGGATCACCAAGCTGGTCTCAGAGCAGCTCGGCATTGAGCAAGCCTCGATCGCCGCCGAGCAGTCACTAGAAAAAGACCTGGGCTGCGACAGCCTGGACCTGGTGGAGTTGGTCATGGCGCTCGAGGATGAGTTCGAGATCGAGGTGTCCGACGAAGAGGGCTCCGCGGTTGCAACCATCGGCGACGCCGTCACGCTAGTTCAGAAGCTGACGAGCTTGGCCCAGTCGAAAATCCCAGGGGCGTGATCATGCGCAAGTTCGAAAAAACAGACGAGCTGAAGCGCGAGTACGACATCGCAGCGCATTACGTCAGCCTCCTCAAAAAGCCTCAGCCGCACTTCGATGGCAGCCCTGTTGGGAAACTTCACACCATCAATGTTGAAACGCAAATTGGGCACCAAGCAAGCCACGGTGCGCAAAACTACTGGAGGAGCAAGATCTTCGATGTCGCGCTGGCGGAGGTGATCGCCAGGCGCTTCGAAGAGCTTGCGGCGCAGGCGCTGGATGACTTGCGGCAGCGCGTGAATCTATCGATGGCCGACGAGGAGGATGAGCTGCTTGCACGCCTCGCTGAAATTCGAGCGCTCAAGGCGCAGGCTTCACAGGAGACAGAGCATGCATCAGCCTAACCCGGGCCGCGTGTACGGCAAGTGGAATGGACTGCGCGCATTCGTGCAGGGCGGCATCCTCTTCTCCGTCATCGGAAACGACAACGGCTGGGTGCGCGAAAAGGCTGGCGCATCCGAGCTGCAACCCTACACCACAGCCGACCTCAACGAGCCCAAGAACAACCCGCACCTGCAGCGCATTGGTGGAGAGTACCAGGGCAAATACACAGTGAAAAAATCATGATCAAGAAACTCATCATTGCTGCCGCCATCCTATCCGGCGCAGCCCACGCCCAGACAAAAGACCTCTGGGTCGTGCACTTCGATGGCGGCAAGGCTAAGGTGCTGGAGTCGTCTGTGCGCACGTACACCAACAGCAACCAGGCCAAGCAGTCAGACGCCCTGGTCGACCTGACGTCCGACAAAGGCGACTTCCGCGTCCGAATGGGTGTCACCGGATGCGGCACAAGCTATGGCCAGATTGGCCGCGTCGACCTGCAGGGCGGTGTCATCCAGGGGACGGTGAAGGAGTGGACGGAAGACGGAACGCGCGTCTACGACATCCTTGCTGTCATGATCTGCGTTGCTGGGGAGGCGAGGCCCAAGCCGGCCCAGAAGCGGCCAACCACATGAGTTCCGGCCGCCAATACTCGAAGGTGTGGTGGGCGGCCATCACCGCCGTCTCAATCGCATCTGCGGTCATCATCACCATCACAGCATAGGAGCCAACTATGGCAAAGGAGATCAAGCCACGTCGTCGCCGCGTGCCGCGCAAGCTGGGGCCCGCAAGGGCGTACCGTGCGAGCGGAGGACCAGCATCAGGCGACCGAGTCTTTCTGCGAACCACCAGCACGCTGGTGTTTTGCGTCGGTCCGTTTATTGGCTTCTACGAGGGTGGTCGATGGAACGAGGCCAATACCCACACGGCGCATGCGTGAATTTGAACTTTCTGTTGGTGCCACAACATTTTCGTGCATAATGAGGTCATCGCAGCAAGGAGCTCAAAGTGCAGTATCAAGGACATCTCTCAGACGGAAGCTCGATTCAGCGCCACAGCGCAGGAGGCCTCTACCCATACGTGATTGCAGCTCGCCAGTCTGGCAGCAAGCTCGAGTACGGTGTTGTCACTCCAGGCGGGCAGTACATCTGGACTGGAACCTACGACAGCGCCGTCGAAAAGGCCTTCGCGCTGAAGAGCGCCAAAGATCGAAACCTCGGCGCATCACGCGCCATGGCACACAACCAGCGCCAGTGGAGCCGATACGCAGCACAGCGAGGATGATGTAGCTGTGAGTGTGGCGAGCCGCACTCACCGATGCAAATCCCTGCGTCACCACCAAACTTTTAAGAGGTACACCATGAATGATCTGAACGTTATCGCTCGCCAAAACGCCAAGGCTGTTGAGGCCGAAATCCCCAAGGCTGTCGCCCAGGGGCACCACGTCCTGGCCAAGTACGCCGGCCTGACTTTCATCGACTTCAGCAAGCATGCCACCCGCGAGGATGCCGAGGTTGCTCGCAATGAGTACACCGCGGTGTCGCCAGATCGATCCGGCCGCATCCACAGCCCAGAGCATGCTGCAGCCTAACAAGGCGCCAGCCGAGCTCCAAATCCCAACAGAGGAGGAGCTCGCAGCTGCAGACATTCTGCGGGCTCGCGCAAAAGAGCTGGATCCATACCGCCAATCTTCGGCAGACAAGGCGCTCGAGCGCGAGCTTGAATTCAACGCTTACCCAGGCTGATCAATAGGAGATCATCGTGCAACAGACAACCAACCAAAAGACGGAGGCGCCACGCGTGCGCAGCCGCATTGAGCCATCCAACGGCGGGCTGGCCAACAAGGACTTCCGCTACACGCCACACTACGCCACCGACATTGGTGCGCGCATCAGTCGGCTGACGCTTCCGGGGGTCCGCATCAAATGAACTACGCGTCGCTGGTCAATTACCGCCGAAGCGGTGTAAAGCGCGAGCCGCTCTACACCATGGAAGAGATCTCCGAAAAGCTTGGCATATCCAGGCAGCAGATCGTGGCACTCGGAAAGCACTATGGCCACATGGCCCACGAATTCGAGCGCAACAACAACAGCGGAACCGGTCAGAGTCGCAAGTTCAAGATGTCGGTGGCCAGGGCTTGGTTCTCAGCGTTGCCGCAGGAGGCGCGGGAGAAGGCTCTGAAGAAGAACGCGAGCAAGACAGCGGCATGAAAAGGGTGCTGGTTACAGGAGGCAGAAACTACAGCAACCGCAGCGCTGTCTATTCAGCGCTGGATGCAGTGTTCAGGAAGTCTGGAATCTCACTGCTGATCCATGGAGACGCCCGCGGCGCAGACACCCTGGCAAAAGACTGGGCGATCTATCGAGGCGTAGAGCATATCGCATTTCCAGTTACTCCAGAGATGTGGCGCATGCTCGGAAGACGCGCAGGCAGCAGTCGCAACGAAAGGATGCTACGGGAGGGAAAGCCAGACGGCGTCGTGGCATTCCCCGGCGGAAACGGGACTGACGACATGGTGTCAAGGGCAGCGTCCGCAGGCGTTCCGGTCATGGACCTTCGCAGACACCCATACGCTCTGTCACCAGGGCGGTGACGAGATGTCAGGAACGGCCACGCCATGTGGCCACAGTCCGCGCTTCACCAGAAGGCCAACAGACCTTACATGGGCCCGCCACCACATATCCTGCCGCTCGGCCTTGCTCAGCTTCGACCCCTGGTCGAGCACCGGCACATGGCATGCAGAGCACAGGCTGGCACCGCGGCTGTCATCAGCCTTGATTCCGCCACCCTTGCCGTGAGCCCCCCAGTTACTGTGCGCGCAGCACACCGTGCCATCGTCTCTGCCGCAGTGCTGGCACGGTATCAGGCGGTACGCCTCGCGCAGTTCCTTGCTCCTGACGTACTCTCGCTTTGGCGTCGACACCACAGCGGCCTGTGACGCAACAACCACAGCAGCCCTAGTGGCCCTATTTCTCAGCGCGGCCGCCGCCCGGGACTGTAGGCGCTCCTCTCGGGATCCCGCCTGCGAGGCTGGCATAGTGCGCTTGAATGGAGTGCGGCGCAGCATCAGTCGAAGAAGCAGGTGATGACCAAGCGGGCGTTTTCCGGCTTGTCGCCCCACCCACCGATTGGCTCTGCTAAGTGCCACAGGTCACCGCGGTGCACCAGCATGCGATTGAAAGCCGCCTGCGCGAGATAGAGCCTGTTCCAGTCGCTCATCTCGTTGGTCCTGATGTCGGCCGGAACAACACGATCGTCGTGCACGGGGCCGTACACCTTGTGCTCCCAGAAGCTGGTTCCAGACCCCTCCGGCCAGTCCGTCGATAGGTAGATATGGGCAGCATGAGACGCCATGATCCGATCGCTGTGGATCTTGTTGGGCGCGCTCATGCCCAGGAACATTGCCCTGGAAAATGTCACCTTTGGACTGATGCTGCGACCAATTGCGCTCTCAATTTTGGAGTGGAATTCGCGCACGACATCCTGGTGCGGGTCGCGGTTGATAGCTGGGTAGACGACACCATCAACCGGATTGACTATGTCCTCGAACGTTCCCCCCAGGATCTTTGCGCGGCCAGCCATGGGGTCGGCCAGAGCTTCGTCGATCGTGATGAGCCCCGTCATCTGAGCAGCTTTCTTACGTGGTACTCGGCCAGCGAGTCGATGCTTGCAAGAGACCCAAGAACAACCTCGACGTGGGCCCTGTGTCTCTTCTGGATTGGGTGTCTGCCGGTGCCCTTGCAGTGGCTGCACTTGCGACTGGATAGGCTGTCAGCGCCTGGTGTGACGTGGTAGCCGAGTCCACCGCAGTGCCTGCATGCCGGGCTGATGTGGTGCACCAGGGAGAGCTCCGCAATGCGAACCAGATCACCCTCGGATACCTGCCAATTGCGCCGGATGCTCAGCTTGCGAGCAAGGCCAAGGATGGACTCGCGCGCGTGCTTGAGGGCTGTCACGCCACCGCCAGCCTGGGCCGCCATGATGGCCGCCGATAGGCTGTTGCGCTTTGCCGCAATGCCTGTTGCGGTGAGCACATCTACATCCTTGATGCGCTGCCGCTCGTAGCTCTCCATGCCGAGGTCGCTTGAGCTGTATGCCCTAGCGATCCTCTCTAGGGTTGTGATCCCGCCACTCATTCAACGGCCCCAACAATAACCTCGACGCGCGGGACTTCCGCGTATCGCTTTTCGATTGACAGCGTTACGACCTGAGAGTCGTCCTTCCAAACCACCCCATTGAGTCCGTCAAGGACTGCCTTTGCGCAGTTGTCCGCGTCTGGTCGCTTGGTGTGGTGCTCGGTGCCTGCGCGCGCGGCGGCTTGGCGCTTCTTCGTCCAGCTGGTCGGGATCGGGAAAAGCGCGGTCACCGACAGCGCCACCGGTCCCTCGATCACCGGGCGGCCAGCCATAGCCTGCTGCGCAAACACGGCTACGCGCGCCTCGTACCGCTCCGTCTTCTCTGGCGTGATGTGGGCGATGTACGAGGCACCGCCCTTGCCCCTGCGCGCGACAGACCTGGCCCGCCCCTTTGCCACCGGGTCGCCCGGTACGGTGAAACGCACCAGCACGCGTTACTTCTGGTTGACGGCCTGCTTCAGGCCCGAAGATGGTTGGAACTGGACCAGGTTGCGCTCCGGCACAACAATCGGCTGCGACTTGCCGAAGTTGCTGGCAACTGTCTTGCCGCGGCGCTTTGTGAAGACCTTGCCAAGCCCGAACAGGAACACCTCGTCGCCGGCGCCGACAGCTCTTCGCACGACGCTGTCGGTGGCGTCGAGAATGGCGCGCACCGTGTTGGCCGCCTGGCCAGATTCTTTGGCTACTGCTGCGATGAGTTCTTGCTTATTCATGTGAAAACATTTTGTTGTGACGGCAGGTTTTAACACAGAATAGCGTCGCAGAAAAGCAACGTGCAAAAACACAACACTCAGTCGAAGCTCATCAGTTGGTCGATAAGGCTGCGTAAGCGATCCTCTGTCAGCTCGGGACGATGCAGGATCTTCCCGAGAATCACATTGATCGTGCTGGAGTACAGCTTCTCGAACGAGTCCTCGTCCATCTTTGCCCAGCTGATGGACTCCGGCTCCAGGCGCATCTCTCCCAGGGCGTTGAACACACAGCGGTGGTGGCCTGTGAGCACAATCAGATCCTTGCGGAACCTGTCGAAGCTGTGCTCCACTGGCTCGCCCTTGTACATGGCGCGCGGCGCAGTCTCCGCCCATGTGTCGAACGCGAACTTGGCCAGCACCCACCACTTGCGGAAGAAGCGGCCGTTGCGCATCTCGGAGACGGCGACCTTCACCGTGGCGCCGGTCTTCATGCGCCGCAGCTTCTCGGCCTCATCGTCGTTTGCTGGAGCTAGGCCGCCGGCTGCTGTCTTGATCATCAGGATCTCAGCCATCACGACCTCCAGTCGCCGTCAGCGCCACGGTTGCCTCGACCCCACTGGTCCATGACATCCGCGCGTAGCGTCTTCTCGCCAGGGTGCTTCTTCTCCCAGCCATCCAGGAAGTCGCGCGCACGATCTGCGCCACCACGCGCGGCGCGCATCTTCAGCACATGGCGTACCAGGCACTGGTGCATGCACTCGGCGCTCGTTGTGTCGGTGGCGCTCATGGCGTCTGCCGCAGGCGGTAGTTGCACGCGTGCGCCCCGACGCGTGGCAGGGTCATCACCTTGATGACCTTGAGGCTCTCAAGGCCCATCTCCCGGTCCTTGGTCATCTGGGTGTGACGCAGGCAGGACTGGCGCTCGGCGCAGATCGTGGGGTTTGGTTTTGTGTCGCGGCCCGCGCAGCGGGACTCATCGATGTGAAGTAATTTCATGTTGCGATTGTGTCTTAGTTTGTCGCCGTTCCTGGCTTGTACCCTGGAGGGAAATCACCCTCCTTTGTGTAGATCTTCGACCTGACCACATAGGACAGCAGCCGGTTCGTGTACTGAGCCGTAAGCCCAAAGTGATCACGGACCATGGCGTGCGTCCATCCGCCGTACTGGCTGAGCCATCGAGCCTCGCGCACCTGGTGGTCGGAGAGCAGGGTCTCGGAGGTGCGCCTTGGCTCGACGGAGTAACCGCGGTACTGCTGCTTGCGCGGCGGGCGAGGCGTTGGCTTGTAGGCTCCAAGAACCTGCGGAAGCGTGCTTGAGACGGTCACTTTGCGACCTCCTTTGCCTTCAGATTTGCCGCGCACTCTTCGCAGATGTGGTGGGCGTGAAACTTCACGCTGCCAGCATGCGACTTTTGCCGGTCGCATTGCAGGCACTTGATCGTGGCGTTTGGCCGGAGGTCGGCTAGCGCTTGCTTTGCGCGTTGCTTCGTTGTCATTGCTGGAACTCTCGGCCACCGGAGCGAATGCGAGAGACCATCTGAGCTGACACCACCTCCGGGTGCTCGGAGCAAATTCGATTGAACAACCAGTCCATCTCGTTGATCCTGTGCCCCTCTCCGCGCATTGCCCGGTGGCGCGCAGCCCCACTGATTCGATACACATGCCACCCAAGAGATTCCATGACACGCTCGCGCGCACGATCCGCTGCTGCGTCCTTGTGAAACTCCTCACCATCGCACTCAATCACCACCTTTGCAGCCGGGCTCGCAAAGTCAGCGAAGAACCTATCTATCGGAAACTGCGGGTAGAGAACGAGACCAAAAGCGCGCGCCTCGTCCCAGACAATCCGCTCAATTGGGCTGAGCTCTATCGTTGTCCCGCACCAAAAATATGGATCCACTGCGTACCGGTTTGCGGGAGACTTGCTAATTCCATCGGTGATTCCAGAGTAGATCTCTCGGATCTCCGCCCAATGACTAGCGGTGTTCTGTGCGTACATCTTCAGCTCCATTCATTAAGCGCTCATCAACAGCCTTTTGCGCGAGGCGCTTTCGCTCGGTAAGTGCATCTCTCTCAACCTTCGCCTTTGCTGCAGACTCCTCAGCTCTGCGGGCGGCCTTTGAGGCAATCTCGTCGCGCAATTTCTTCAGCCTCTCACGCTGCTCTGGGGTTGCTGTGTGGCCTGGCTGCACATCCCCGGCAAGCAGCTTCACGGGGTCAACCCATGTCAGCCGGCCGGCCGGCTGCGAATACTCGAGAGCTGCATTCTTCGTTAGGTATCCAGCCTTTACCGCCTTCTCGACGGCCAAGGCGCGCAGCTGCTCATCCCAACCAAGGGACACGGTAACGGCTGGCATCCTGCGCTCCTCGCGCGCGGTGCGCACAAGCCGCTCGTACGCCGCAATGAACGCCATGCGAGCGCCAACCATGTCGCCACTGTCTGCAATGGGCTTTGCCACCAGCCAGGCATCCGAAGCCTCCTGCGTCCAAACAACGGTGTTGCGCTCATCCTGGGCGCTCATCGCCATTGCCCACGCCTCATTTGCCGCAGGTCGGCCAGCCGCCTCGTCAATCCGGTCAATGACTGCCTTGAGCGTAAGCTTGCCGGTGTGCTCCATGCGAACCCTCTGGAGCGCTGCAGCAAGAGTTGGCCTGTCGTAGGCTGACAGGTCGTCAGCAAGCAGCGCTGCGGCGTTTGGCCTCATCTCCTGCCCGAGCAGCTCGGCTGTTGCCGCCAGCTGCCGCACCAGCCAGGCAAGATCGTTGTCGCTCAGTGCCATGCATCACCCCCTTCCGCCTGCGCGCGGCGGCGGGCCATCAGGATTGCAAGCGCCTCATCGGCCGCGTCGGCGTTGCTCTGCGTCTTGTCAATCTGCTGGGCGCGCGTCCCGGTCATCGTGGTGTTGGTGTACCACTGGGTCCGATAGCCCTCAGCACCAGACAGCAGCAACCCAACGTCATGGAACCTCTGGGAGACGATTCGCTCTCGAATGCGCTCCACGTAGAAGCGGGCAACCTCCGGAGATTCCTCGTAGCCAATCCGCTGCACGAACTGCTTGATCTTCGCGTTCACTGACGCGTTGCGCAGCGGAGGGGCGCCATACAGCGCTGCGTACGCCTCACCGTAGGCCGCCCATGTCGCTCGGCATGCCGACTGCAGGGCTGTCTCTTTTTCATCAACAGGCTCAGCGACCACCTTCACTGCGGGCGGCTGCGAAGCTGCCGGCAATTCAGTCTTTACTTCCAATTCAGTCTTTACTTCCAAGTCAGTCTTTACTTGTGTCGATTCTGCCGTAGACGGCAGAGGCGTTTCCGGCGCCGCCGTTTCCGGCAGAGGCGTTTCCGGCGCCGCCGTTTCCGGCAGAGGCGTTTTCGGTGATGGGAACTCTCTCTGAGGAACGTCGTGAACCTCGTAGTCGTAGCCATTCATGCGCCCGTTGTCGCGCTTTCTCTCGCGACGAATGAACCCCTTTTTCATGAGCTCATCGATGATCGAATAGATGCTGTCCCGCCCGTCTGGGCGCAGCGTTCCACTGGATATGTTGACGAGCTGCTGGACAGAGACCTCCCAGTGGTCCGGCTTGCTCAGCAGGTACGTCAAAAGTCCAATTGCTCGAAAGCTGAGGCCGGAATTAAAGACGGCGTTATCGAGAACCGTGAACCCATTTCGCCGGGCACCTCGCCTGATGGTCATTGACGCGCCCCCTTCTTGCTGTTGCACGGGCGGCATAGCGTCTGCAGGTTGGTGAAGGTTGTCTCTCCGCCTTTTGACTCTGGGAGGATGTGGTCGCAGGAAAGATCCTTGTGCGCCCCACAGTGAACGCATCGGTAGGCATCGCGCTCAAACACTTTTGTTCGAAGTGCGCCATCAATTTTTTTCTTTCTGCCAGAGTCGGCGCATCCCGCGGGCCCGGTTGCGCGACCGGCGGCGCTCGCAAGAACGCGATGAATCCATCCGCCGTACCCGTTGCCGCGCTCCCATAGGTAGCGAATTGACTCGGCGTTATCGCGCGCCATGCGTTCGATGGCTTCGGTATGGGAGCGCTCTTCGGCTATCGATTCCGCGAGGCGCTTCCTGTAGGTGGCCTCAAATTGCTCTTCGTTTTCGTGATTCATTACTACTTCCCGGGCTCAGGGTGAGAGAGAAGCTCTTGGCCTCCCCGTCGCAGATCGGGGCGTGCTTTCGCACAGCTCCCTCTCCCTGAGCCCTCTACGACTACTGAAACCCCGCACTCACGGCCAAGTTCGTGCGGGAGCTATGGTGCAGCGCATTGCGCGCCGCGATTGGATTGTAGTGCAACAAGCGCTTGGCAGCGCAACTGTTTGCCGCCCTACGGCTAAATTTTTTTCAGCCGCCACAAGCGAAAGCCGCCCCGCATAACATCTTCTCCGGCCAGCTCAACCACACCCGCCAGATTGTCGCGCTCGAGTTCTGGCAGTCGCCTGTCGATCTGGACCACGGACAGTCCTGTGGATATGCTGATCTCGTGCGCTGTAGCTGATCCGCCCAGCCTTTCCATGGCCGCCAGGATCCGACCCTTGTGGGTCTCTGAGAACCTCGTTGATCGCTCGGCGGCCTGCACGCTGCTCACCGGATCGCTCGCGCGCACGCGCTTCTTGATGACCTGGATGTCGTCGAAAAAGTGAGTCACTTCGTTGCTCCTTCGTTGGCCTTTCGCTGCTCAGCTTTGCTGCGCAGGACTGCGCCGATGCCCTTCTCCATGTCATGCGGGCACGAGTCGCATAGGTCCAGCTTGCGGGTTGCGCTTGCAACCGCGTGGCCATGCATGTCCAGCGCGTCAGCTTTGAGGGTCAGGCTTCCATCCTGCCGCGAGTTCTCTCTATTCATGATCACGTCGCAGCAGTCGCAGGTCTTGATCGTATGCGCCGGAATTGTTCTGGTGGTCATGCGCCCTCCCGTTCTGCCAGCGCTGCGCGCAGTTCGCTATCGCGCCTGTTGAGCGCACCCCAGTCTTCCTCGTCACGGTTTGCGCTGCGCAGCTTTTCCAGCTCGTCGAGCAGCCTCCATGTTTTTTGGAAAACGTCATCACTCAGCGGCGCAGGCGCTGGCTGGAGTGCGGGTGAGGGCGGCGCATCGAAGAAGTTGTGGCAGTGCTTGCACGCATATTTTGGAGGCATGGATGTTCGGATCAGTCCATCCCATTCATGCAAGCACCTGAATGCCACAGGCTCCCGCGCCTCCTGCTGGGGTGCTGGCTGCTGCATGGCAAAAAATGCGCCGTCGAGAAATGCGCCAGCAAACTTGCGCGCCATGTTTTGGCATTCAACTTCGCGCCCTAGATAGAGCTGCTGCGTTCCAGAGCCTGCGACAACAGCCCATCGATGGAACATGCTTTCATGTGAAGGCACCACTTTGTATCTGCCGGTAGCCATGCGCTCGATTGATTCGGGAATTTCTCCCGGCTCCTGCGCCTCCTGCTGGGGTGCTGCCCCAGCCGCAGCCTGCAGCAATGTCCGCATGTCGGTGTAGCAGCGCATGGCCTCCGGGCTGCCCGTGAGCGCCACCTGACCCTCGATCTCGTCGGCGCGCTTGCTCCACCAGCTCGGCCCCGCCGCCGCTCCTGAATTGATAGCTGCCTGCGCTTTATCCACGCTTGCCGGCGTAGCTTTTTTCTGTGAAAGCGACTGCACCCCGCCAGCGATGAGCGCCCGCAGCTGGTCTGCGCGGATGACCACTGGCAAGCTGTTCACCATCGATTCAGGGTGGTCGTTGCCATCGCCCTGCCAGTACCAGACCGTGCAGCGCTGGTGATCTTCCATGGTCCGGGCACGCTCGCGCCAGTGGTCGCGCTCGCGCTCCATGTTCTCAGCGTGAGCCCTCCATCCACCCGAGCCCGGCGGGCCGCCATCCTGGTGTATTTCGCCGCCAGCGCTTGCGGGATCTGCGCCGGCAGATATCTTTTCTGTAGCACTCATGTGATTCCTCGTTGGTTATTCTGAGGCAGGGATGGCGCGCAGGGTGCCGCGCTGTATCTGGTCCTGGTAGGGGCGCAGCTCAGCCTTGGTGTACTTGCCGGCGTCGATCGGGCTGCTGCGGTAGCCGCAGTAGTTCGGCGCAAAGTAGGCGTCGCCCTTCATGATGTGGAACAGTGGCTCGGGCTCAGGCCAAAGGATGCGCTTGAGCACCTTCGCGCGGTCGAAGTCCATGGCCTTCACGGCGTCGGCCAGCAGGCCCTCCAGGCGCTTGCGGCGCTGGCGCTCGTTGCGTTTGACGCGCGGGTTTTCTGGGCACTTCACCCAGATGTCGCTCGTGCCGATGTTGCGCCGGTCGTAGCGTCCAGTGACCACCCACCACATGTTGTTGATGTTGTAGTAGGCGATGCCCTCGCAGATGCGGCCGTTGTAATCCTGAAACCAGACGCGCTGGCCGTGCTGGATCCGATGTCCGTCGCGGCTGGTGCAGTTGTAGCTGGGCAGCTCGGTGTATCCGTTCCGCTTGAGGTAGTCGGCCATGTCCCCCTTGAAGTGGCAGCTCTTTGCGTAGCTCTGCTCGATCAAGTCCATGGCTGTGAACTGTAGCGGGCGCCTGTAGATGGTGCGGCGCTTGCTATCAAAAGTGTAGCCAGCGAAAACCGCGCACAGGTAGTCGCGGATGCGGCGGCGCGTGCGCTCCATCTCCAGGCGCAGCACGTAAGGCATGCAGCCTTCGAGGTCGCTTTCGTAGCGACCACCGTGGTCTGGGCGGGTGGGGGTGTTGACGCCCTGCCACATCTGGAAATTGATGGAGCGGCCACTGATCTTCAGCTCGCCTGTTAGGTCGCCCTTGCTGCAGTTGCGATGCCGCTCTGCAGCCCACCGAGCCACCCGTCCGCCGTAGTGCTTCACGTCGTGCGGGTTGACTGGCGGCTTCTGGACTGTCCAGCCGATGCGGTTCAGCTGCTGGATGATGCGGGCGAAGACCTGCCGCTTGAATGCGGCCTCCCATGCGTCGCGCTTTTTGTGGGCATCGAGGCCCGACAGGGGTGGCATGGTGTCCTCCCACACGTCAAGGCTCGCATCACCGAAGCTGACGCGGCCGGCGCGGTCGATCTGTCCCTTTGGTGTGAGTGTCATGCTGCTCCACCCTTCTTCAGCTCAACAACATGGACCTTCACCCATCCGCCTTTTTCGGCAAGGCTTGCGGCCACGCTTGCTGCGTCGTGTGAAGAGAGCGGCTTGCCGATTTTCTTCGGCCTTGCCTTGCGCAGGAACCCATCGAGCGAGAATGGCTCCAGCGGCGGGCGACCGGCCTGCATCTCGAGCCGGCTGTCGGACTCGTGCTTGCGGCGGGCTTCGGAGATCTGCTCCTGGCTGTAGCCCATGGGCTGGAAGCCCTTGTGCACGGAGACAGTTGGCATCTTCACCTTGGAGGTCTTCTTGGTGACCAGCGCTGCGATGTCGATCGGCTGGCCGTGGATGTTTACAAATGTCATGAATACTCCTTGTTGCAAATGCACTGCACGCCTGCAGCGCAGTAGGCATTGTATTTTGTAATTGTTGCCGCGCCAACGGTTTGTTGTGTTGTATTATGGCCACGGGTGTGCGGATTGGCTGGGCAATTCGGCTGCGCTGAGTGATCCTTGTTGCCGCGGCGCATGCACCGACGGCTGGCCGCTTGTCGAGAGCTCGAGCCAAATGGCTGCGACGGCAGTGCGTCTTTGCAACAAGTTCACATAAAAATGTTTTGCTGGCGCGTTTTTTGTTGCAGCTGCGGCTATACTTTGATCAGTCCACACCGGTAGACGCATCCGGCCACCGAGAGGTGGGGATCTCCTGGGGAGCGCTGCATCCCTACATGCGTCGGCAGCCGTGGCGCACATCGCAAGATGTGCATCACGAAATCCGGTTCGCGAGAGCCCGATTCCGTGATCGAAGTAGCAGCATGAAGATCAAGAATTTCTCAGTAGACCTTGATGACCTGGACTCAATCGTGCGGGCAATTAACCAGCTGAAATCTGCGGCCGGATGTCTTCGCCCGGTAAGCAAGAATAAAGACTACAAGAGGAAGTTTGAGGCTGCGAACGCAATCTGGGACTGTGACATCAGCTCGATATACGAGTCCGTTCGACTATCAGATGAGCGTAAGTTCTACGTGTATGCACACTGCGATTCATCGAAGCCGATACGTGCAGGAGCGCACCCAGTTTCAACATTCTTGGCATCGCTTGGGGCCGAGTTCAACCCATTTTACATAGGCAAGGGGGCTGGAGATAGGGCGCTCAACATGAACAGAAATGGCCTCCACAGAAAGGTGAAGCAGAGAATTCAGGATTCTGGCCACAGGGTTGTGCCCGTCATCATGAGGGATGGGCTCACAGAGCTCGAAGCATTGATGCTTGAGTCGAAGCTGATAGACATTATTGGAGTAAGTGGAAAATCCGGCCGCTTGTCAAACCACGATGAGGGCATCTTTGTAGAGAGGCGTAGGAGCTTCTATGCAAACGAGCTGGCAATACTGAGCAACTACCACGCTCACATGCCAAGGATGAGTGATGATCGCATTGCCGCCTAACTGGCGGCGGAGCGCAAAAGAGTGCGGACCGTCGTGGAAGTATGGCGAAGCCAGTAGGGAAAGCTCGGCGAGTACCGAAGACGAAGTGCCAGAAAACGGGCGAGCACGGCGATAAGGCCCAAGCATCTGGGGCAGCGGTGGATTGAAAAACACCGCCACGATTTCTGCGAAAGCAGAGCCATCGTGTCGGAGCATTGTGGGTTCTTGCAGCCTGGCCTGCTTGCAACCCGTCGGGCAGTGCTCCGCCACGATGGTGAATCCAGCCTCCACAACCCGAAAGGGGTTTGGCTTTCTGACCTGAAACATAGAGTGGATAACGGTCAGCGGGAGTTGCACCTGTGACGCTGGTGGTGTCCTGACCACGATGCTTGCAACTTAGCGACGCCTCGGCTTCGGCTGGTGCACTCGCGGCAGGAGACGCCTCGGAAAGACGAGGGCCATCATTGAAGCGGACGCGACGAAGTGCGGGAAACCTGCAACGGGGTCGCAAAACAGCCGAGAAGCCGGTAGTCGATACCCGGGGAAGAATTGGAGTTCATGCTCCAGGCGGCGCGAAAGCGCGGGAGGCATGGCTTGTGAGGCACGTCAAACAGTGTCATAGCCGGGAATGGCCGTCCGGCCCGCTTCAATGATGGTGAATCCGCAGGCTGATGCGCCCCTGATACAAAAGGGCTTCTCCAGTAAAGATTCCCCGCATGGGGAGATCCCGGAAACTGGCCCGGGTATGGCCCAAATGGGCCGTTCGTCTAAGAGATGCCGGAGTTCAGCGCCGGCCGCCATCAACCCCTATTGACACGGGTCTTGAGCTGTAGAGAATGGAGCTTCTTTATTTGAAGCGACCATCATCAGCACCCCAAGGAGCAATGCCTATGAATCGTTAATACTGCAGCACAAACTACGTCAAAGACACTAAGCCCGGCAAGTCCGGGCTTTTTGTTGCCTGCCGCACACACTTTCTGTTGCGATGCCAACATTTCCTCCTATAATTGAATCATCAACAACAAGGAGTTGAAATTGCTGGACATCCCGATTCTTTTCATCACGGCAGCATGGCACAAATGGCGCCGTGCCGCGGCCAAGCGCAAGTCTTTCAAGACTGCCCTGGCACACAACCGAGTGCACACCTACGAGTGCCTGGATTCGCGCCTCGTTGGCGGAACATGGTGCTGCCCATCCTGCAATACGATCCACGGGTGCGTGTCTCACAACCAATTCACCGGCCGGCAGTTCCCTGCATGCTGCGAGTTCAAGGAAGGTCACCGCCTTCACCGCTCGCACGCTACGGACATCTGATTGCATGCGGGAGATTTAAATGAACCAGGCGGCAAGCAGCACAAAGACGACAGACCTCATGAACCCAGGGCAGCTCGCCAGGGAGTTCGGCATATTCAACGCGCAGGCAAACAAGATTCTCGACGAGGCTGGCATTGCGCCGGTGCACTCAGTTCCGTATGGCCGGGGTCTCATGCGGCTGTACGAGCCAGAGGCTGCGCGAAATGCAATCCGTGCAGCGCTCCAGAAGCGCGAGAACGAAAATCCACAGCGGCAGCAGGAGCATTCTCCGCAATGCCTGGATGTTCTCGAGGAGCGCATTGAAGAGCTGACCGGAGAGGTGCGCAAGCTGGCTGAGCAAAACCGAGCGCTGTTCGCGTACATGCGTGACAACGTGGGTGAGAGGGTTGAAAAGCTCATCGCATCGCTGGGTGGCGTGTGATGACGGCAGGCAGCATCAAGATCCTGCCAGCGCTGCGCGATGGCGGCGTGCTCAAGTTCGGGGCGCGCAGCCAGACCTTCTTCCTGGTCAAAAACAGCGAGCAGCTACCCGTCGACCAGAGTGAGGCAAAGCGCCTGGCGACCGACGGAACCCTTCGGCCGTCAGGCATAGACAGCCACAGCAACTATGTATTCGCATTGAGCGCCACGGGCGCAAGCAAGGAGAAGAAGAATGGCTAATGCCACAACAAGCAGCGCAGCTGTCGCAAACCTGCGGCACCTGTATGCGCAAATGATCGGCGGACAGGTGCGCGACACAGCAAGCGCCAAACGCATTGCGGAGGGCCTGCTTGGACCGGCTATCGAATCACTCGAGCGCGTTGGCGCTAAGGCGCCTGCGTTTCGCCCCGGGGTCGCCCTCGAGTCCGGTGAGTTCATACCGGCCGAGGAGCTTGGTGGCGCGATTTCAGTGAAGCGCCTTCCGGCGGACGATACGGAAGGCGGCTTGCAATGAGCAACACCAAGACGCTGATCGAGCTGATCGACGAATACGCAGAGACGCGGCACCGCTGCGGATGCGCGACCTACAACGCCAAGACCGAGGCGGCGCGCAAGGCAGTGATCAAGGCATTGAGCGGTGTGCATGCGCTCAGCGCAGCGCCAGCAGCCAAGTTCAAAGTTGGCGTCCTGGTCACCAAGGTCAAGGGCAGCCAGTGGACAGGGCGCGTCGTTGGCACGTACTCCACCGCCCTCGCACCTGAAGGTTATGCAGTGGAGAGCAACACGGAGCGCGGCTCCGTTCAGATATACCCGGCCGCAGCGCTGGAGCTTGTCGAGGTGGCGCAGGCAGAGAAGTCAGCTATCACATCCGAATCCGGCGCGGTTTATGCGGAGCTGCCTGAGCCAACTACCCACCAGATTGCGGAGCTCAAAGCATGCGAACACGGAGACGCAATCGTTGGGTGGCGGGTGGAGCCATCGCACCAGTCATTCCATGCGTCGATGCACCCAAAGCGCACGCTTTACACCACCGAACAAGCCCGCAACTTCACAGACCGCACCCATGCACTGCGCATGGAGCAAGCCGCCCCCAAGGCAGCGCCAGGGGAGCCGTTGACTATCTCGCCACTTGAAGAACAGCAAATGTTTGACGATTGGTGCCCGTACAAGGGGAACCCCGATCCTCGAACCGTGTGGGCTGCCGCAATTGAGGCGGTGAACGGTATGCAGCTTTGTGCAGCATTACACACACAAGCAGAGCAGCAAGCCGCACCCGAGGCAGCGCCAGGGGTGGGGAATAGCGGCTTTGACCACAAGACTGCCGCAGACTTTTTGAGTGGCAAGACTGTCAGCGGTGAGGCTGTGCGCAAGTTTGTTCAAGCCGCTCGTTGGGCACACGATGAAAAGGCATCCCTGAGCGCAATGCTGCTTTCTGTGCGTGGTGTTTTGGCATCCCGCGAGGCAGAGATTGCGCTGCTCAAAAGGGCTTTGATGGAAGCTGAGGCAGCACCCCAGCAGGAGGCGCAGGAGCCTACTACCGTTGTCAAAAAGACGATGGAGCTTGCGGAAAGCGTTGGTCTCATTGGCCCTGCTAGCAGGGTCGGAGACCTACACGCAGCAATTCAGCGTTTTCACGACTTGATCTGTGTAAACGCAACGATCAAAGCTGCGGTTATGGCCGCTGAAGCCATCGGTAAACAACAAGCAGCACCCCAGCGAGCGCCTGAGCCGCTGAGTGATGACGCGAAGGATGCTGCGCGGTATCGGTGGCTGCGCGAAGGTAATGACGCAAAACACGGCGCAGCATGGTACGTTGCTGTGAATTTGTGCGGGTGCGAATGGGATGCTGCCATCGACGCAGCTCTAGCCGCACAGGGAGGAATATGACGGACGAGATTGAACTCTTGCGCTCCTGCTTTGTTTACGACCCTGAAAGTGGCGAGCTTAGATGGCGTATTCAGCGAGGCCACAACAAAAAGGGAATAGTCGCTGGCAGCTTCGATCGACACGGATACAGAAAGGTCATATGCCATGGGAAAACCTATTTAGTACATCGTGTCGCGTGGATGATTTTTTATGGGGAGAAGCCACCCATGTTTTTAGACCACATAAATAGAAACAGGCTGGATAACCGCATTTGCAACTTGAGGCCTTCAAATTGCAGCCAGAACAGTGCAAACATTGTGAAGACAAAAAGCCAAAGTGGTTTTCGCGGAGTTTCTAGGTTGGCTAATGGCAAATACAAAGCCACTATTAGTCACTGCAGAAAGGTGATTCACTTGGGAACGTTCAAAACACCGGAAGCCGCGTGGGAGCGCTACAGGGAGGCATCCATAAGGATAAAAGGTGAATACTCTCCATACTCTCCTTTACACACAGGAGACACACCATGAGCAACACACCGAGCGATGCGGAGATTCTGGCGCTGGCGCAACAACACTTAAAAGCCTTTGCACAATTCAGCTCAGGTGAAGTTTGGTTTGAGGGTGAAGTGGAATTCGCCCGCGCAGCCCTCGAAAAGTGGGGCGCATCACAGCCAGCAGATTGCACCCGCAGCCACCCCCATGAAGACATGAGCGGCTATTGTTTGCTGCGAACAGAGATTGCGCGGCTGGAGAATGAGAACGCAAGGTTGATGGCAAGTCAGCCAGTTGCACGGGAGTCAAGCGAAGACCTCTACTGGAGTCTACACAACCTCTCAAAGATCCTTGAGGGCAGCGGCTTTATTGACGAGTCGCAACACCCAGATGCCTACTCCGCCATCTTGGATGCGATGGCCTTTGTTCGGGGCGTCACGCAGCCAGCTGCGAGGGAGCCGCTGCCGGATTGCAAGGCATATGCGCTCATCGACTCCATGGGGTGGTCGCTAGACGATCAAGAAAAGGACGACATGCTGCGGCTGCTTCGCACAACAGAAGCCGAACACGGCATCAAAGGAGGTCAGCATGGATGAAAAATGCAGCCAGTGCGAAAAGCTGGCAACTCAGAATTTTAAATGGCCCACAAGCAAGGGACCTCAGTCGGCAACCTTCTGCAATGACTGCGCCAACAAATGGTGGGCTGCTTACAAGAACACAGATGCGGGGCAATGCTTATCCATCAGGCCGGTAGGAGGCCAGCATGGCGCTGGGTAAACCGACCGGAAAATTAGCTTTTGCGTACCAGTCAATCGCAATTCTTGAGGCTGCGCGCAAGCAGGACGATGCGCTGATTCGGCAGCTTCTGGATGCTCTTGAGCAGTCCTCTCCGCACACAGATGCCACCTTCGCCTGGAAGCCGGAAGCCTTTGTCATCAAGCGGTCGGCGGCAGTTGCCGCAGCCAAAGCAAGGCTTGGAGAAAATACATGACTCCAGAGACCATAAGCAAGGCGCAGGCGGCACTGCCTGCCACGCGCGCAGAGCTGGCGGAGCGGCTGAGCCTGAGGCGAGGGTCTGTCGACCGCATCGCGAAGGGGCTCATCAAGCATGGTTATGCGCACGAGTGGGGTAGCCAACTGACGGACAAAGGCACCCTGGTGCCGATCATTCATTCAACGGGGAAGGATCCAGCAGCATGACAGCAGACATTCAAACGCTCGCGCGACAGGCGACAGAGGCACTGATCGAGCAACGGACAATCACCGTTCGCCACGAGCCAGACTGGGAGCGCAAAGGCTTCCCGCTGCCAATAAAGCGCATGCCCCCAGACGCTGACGGCGGCGAGACTCAGGAGTACCGGCCGATGGCCATCCTGGAGTATGCGAACGATGTGCTCAGTGGCGCCGTCGCCGCGCGCAAGATGCGTGAGCGCAAGACGGAAGATGGCGAAGGCCAATAATCATGGCGGCCATTTCGACTGCGGCAGCGGCAGCGGCAGCGGTGTCTGCTGTTAAATCGCACGAGGTGAAGAGGGTGATTGCGGGTTATACGCAAGAAAGAGGGAATGACACCACCAGCGGCGCATTGCGTCGAGGTGGAATTTTCTCGTGTTGCGAAGGCTGCGGAGCCCCTCTGCGCTTTGGCGTAATCTCCTGCGAATACTGCAAAAGGGAAGCCCGGTGACCACATCGAATGCGGAGCGTCCTGACAGCCCTTGCGTTGGTGTGTGCACGACGCTCTATGACGAGAACTGTCGCGCCTGCGGGAGGCACTACCTCGAGGTGGCCAACTGGAACCAGTTGGACCGGACCAAGAAGGATGAAATCTGGAGCCGAATCTCGGCCCAGGGTTACCCAAGGCGATCGTTCAAGGACGTCAAAACTAATAGCAACAACCAGCGATAAGTGTAAATAAAAGGAGTTAAAACAATGTCAGATCCACAGCACCCAACGAACAAGGACTGGGTCATGAAAGACCCAGCCATCGAGCCGCCGCCAAGCGGTGAGCTACTGGTCGTCACCGAGGGCGGCCGGCTGGCGGTGATGCCTTGGTACGATGGCGCGCTCTGCTGGTCGAAGAAGCCCGTCATTCCAAAGAGTGTGAAGGGCCGCATGACAGCAGAGAGCAAGGGCAGGCTGTGATAACCGTAGAGCGCAACGCTGGCCACCCATGGAGCGGCGCGGCTGGCTGGGACATCATGACCATCGTTGCGCCAAGCTCCGAGAGGGCCGCCGAGCTTGCCGCCGCCGGCGAGCGAAAGCACTGGCGCTTGTGGATCCAGTCGGCAGCAGGAGTCGTCATGTACAAGCCATCTGGTGCTGTTGGCGCCTGGGACGACAGCCCTCAGTGGATGGGGTGCAACCGCGATGCTGCACGGGCCATTGCTGTTGGCGATGAGGTGTTCACTAGGTTCTCAGGCCGCGTGACGCAGCACACCGTCACACACCGCCAGCCAGACTTCGAGCTCGGCAAGGCGCCGCCGGGGCAGCTGCGCAAGGTGCAGGTATCGTACACGGGTGTGCTTATCAAGGTGCACCCCGACGTTCCCGGCGGTGGCGGGGGGTGGATGGACCCAGCATGGTTCAAGCCAACCAGGCCGATGGCCAATTAACGAATAGAATTTATTGCAACAACAGCTGATTGGACGATATGCAGAATTACATTGAGCTCGCACAGAATATCCTCATGACCGGCGAGGAGCGGAAAGATCGCACAGGCGTCGGCACGCTCAGCATCTTTGGTGGCAGCATTGAGTGGGATTTGCGCCATCGCTTCCCGCTGGTGACGGCAAAGGAGACGCGGTGGCGCACAGCGTTTCTTGAAATGCTTTTCTTCTTGGCTGGGCAGACAAATGTCAAGTGGCTCGAGGATCGCGGAAGCAAGCTGTGGACTCCATGGGCCAACAAGGGTGGAGACCTTGGGCCAGTCTATGGCTCCGTCTGGAGGTGCTTTGTCGGGCCGCGCGGAGAGGAGATTGATCAGGTTGCCGGGCTGATCGACGGCATCAAGAAAGACCCGCATGGAAGGCGGCACATCGTAACAGCGTGGCACGTATCGGAGATTCCGTACATGGCCCTACCCCCATGCCATGCCTGGCACCAGTGCTACGCAGGCGGAGACGAGTGGCTCGACATGCAGGTCTACCAGCGCAGCTGGGACATCGCCCTTGGGGCTCCATTCAACATAAGCGCGTACGCCCTACTCCTACATCTCTATGCTCGCGCCACAGGTCGAAAGCCGCGCCGCCTGGTGTTCAACTACGGCGACGCGCACATCTACTTGAACCACGTCGAGCAGATGCGCAAGGTTGTGGAGGCCGGGCCCGTGTGGGGCGATAGAGCCCAGCTCGAGATCCTGACGGACAACACGGACATCGACGGGTACACCATCGACGACTTCCGCATCGTCGGGTACACGCCTCGGGATTTCGTTCCCATGCCGGTGGCTGTGTGATTTTTTTGCGACGGTGGCGCAACTTTTTGTTGTGTCACCAACAACTGCCGCTATAATTTCTCCTGCCGACACGCATCGGTTAACAGGAGATCAAATGACATCTGAAGCAGCACCCGCCGGCGAGCAGTCGGCGGAAGAAGTGGTTTCTTTCAAGGGCGCGCTGACCGTTCTCGATCCAATCGAGACCATCCTCAACGACGCACGCACAAAGTACCAGAACGCGGTGTTCGACCTGACCACCACCAAGGGCGACAAAGAGGCGCGCCAAGCTCGCGCCGAACTTGTCCGCATTCGCACAAGCGCCGATAAGGCCTACTCCGAGTGGAACAAGCCTGTGCTAGAGCAGCAGCGCCTGGCTCGCGAAAAGGTTAAGTTCATCAAGGACGAAGTCGAAAAACTCGAGAAGCCGATCGATGAGCAGATCGTTGCAGACGAGGCTCGGCGCGAAGCGGAGCGAAAAGCCAAAGCAGAGGCCGAGGCTGCGCGTGTGAAGACCATCCGCGACCGCATCGCCGTGATTGCAGGCCTGCCGCTCGCCGTCATTAACATGAACAGTGCCCAGATCTCTGCGGTCATTGCAGACCTCGGAGCCATGCCAATCAACGAGGAGCGCTTCGCAGAGTTTCTGGAAGAGGCTGTTGCGCTGGTTGACCAGATGAAGGTCAAGCTCACGGAGGTGCGCGACTCTGTGCTCGGCCGCGAGCAGGAGGCCGCCCGACTCGATGCAGAGCGCAAGGCCATCGAAGAAGCCCGCGCAGAGCAGGAAGCGCTGGCCGCGGCAGAGCGCGAGCGCATCGCCGCCCAGCAGCGCGAACTGGATGAGGCGCGCCAGCGGCAAGAGGAAGAGGCGCGCAACGCGCAGATCTTGGCAGAAGAGCAGCGCCGCCAAGCAGCAGACAAGGCTGCGCGCGATGCCGCCGACGCGGCCGCCCAGCTGAAGGCTCAACAGGACGCATTCGCAGCAGAGCGCGCCGAGGCTGAGCGCGTGCTGCGCGAAGAGCAGGATCGCTTGAATGCAGAGCGCGAGGCCGTCCGCAAGCAGGAGGTCGAGCTGCGCGAGCGCAAGCGCGCCGAGGCCGAAGAGGCTGGGCGCGCACAAAAGGCTGCCGAGGAGTCAGCAAAGCCATCGCACGCGGTTGAGCAGGCTGTCGACCAGCCTGTGCGCGAGACCGTTGATTCGGATCCAGCGGCTGAGTTGCCAGGCCGCCCATCCGACGCAGACATCCTTCGCGTAATGGCTAATGCCTACAAGGTGTCGGAGGCGGTTGCCCTCGATTGGCTCATGTCGATGGACCTGCGAAAGCTGAGCGTCGACATGCAAGTTCCATTCTGAGAAAGCGGAGCAATCCATGAGCAACGAAGTAATGACGATCGAGTCGATCATCGACTCTGCCGCGCCGGTATTCGAAAGGGTCCGCGTCGACAAGACAATCGAGTTTGCGCGCGAGCAGGAGTTTGCGCTGCAGTCCATCTACAGCAACGACTATGCGCGCCAGATCGCGCTGAAGAACCCGCAGTCGGTGCGCGATGCGGTGATTAATGTCGCTGCCATCGGTATCTCGCTGAACCCTGCAAAGAAGCAAGCCTACCTGGTGCCGCGAAAGGGTGGAATCACGCTCGTGATCTCCTACATGGGGCTTGCCGACCTGGCTGTCGAGAGCGGGTCTATCCGCTGGGTGAAGTGCGAGGTTGTTCGTCAGGCGGACCGCCTGATTCTGAAGGGCGTCGACAAGCCGCCGGTCCATGAGTTCGACCCGTTCGCCAAAGATCGCGGCGACATCGTTGGCGTGTACTGCGTGGCAAAGACCGCTGACGGCGACTACCTCACAGACACCATGTCCATCGACGAGGTCAATGCCATCCGCGATCGGTCTGATGCGTGGCAGGCCTGGATCGCAAAGAAGCGTCCATGCCCATGGGTGACGGACTACAGCGAGATGGTGAAGAAGACGCTGGTGAAGCGCGCATCAAAGATGTGGCCAAAGACCGAGCGCCTGGACAAGGCTGTGCACCACCTCAACACCGACGGCGGAGAGGGTATCGACTTCGCGTCCGAGCAGGTCATCGAGCCGGATCGGCCAGCATTCAATGTCGGCAACATTCTTGCTCGACTCGACGGCGCAGAGAGCGGCAAGGAGATCGACGCCATCCGCAAGGAGGGCCTTACAGCCGCAAGCGAGGCGCGCGACAAGGGCGCGTACGACCGCATCCGCGCGGCGGTGCTGAAGCGCCGCCAGGAGCTTGGGATTGTCATTGATGCAGAAGGGTCATCGAAATGAGCTACCACATCATCGAGTGTGAACAAGGGACTCCAGAGTGGCATTTGGCGCGCGTCGGTGTGATTACCGCGAGCATGTTCAGCACCGCCATCTCCACGGTGTCCACGCTGGACGATAAGCAGCGCGCCTATGTCGACGCCATCCTGGCTGGCAAGGACAAGGCTGAGGCTCGCGCAATCGCCGGCTACAAGGCTGACCCCAAAGCTCAGTCTGTGGCGGACGCGCTGGCTGGCAAGCCAACAGTCGGCCCAAGCAGTGCGTCGATCGCCTACTGCGACGAGCTCGCGTTCGAGCGCATCAGCGGCAAACCATACGGCGATACCTACCAGACGCAGGCTATGCGCCGCGGCAATGAGGAGGAGATGTGGGCCCGCGCTCGCTACGAGGAGCTGTACGACGTCGAGATTGTGGAGAGCGGTATCGCGCTCACCGAAGATCGACTGTTCGGCTACAGCACTGATGGCAAGGTGCGCGGCCAGAACGGCGGCATCGAGATCAAGACGCCGTCCAGCACGGCAAAGCTGCGCGAGATGGTCCAGAGCCTCGACCTTTCTGAGTACGAGCACCAGGTGCAGGGCGGAATGTGGATCCGCGGGTGGGAGTGGGTTGACAACATCATCTGGATGCCGCAGCTCAAGAACGTGCGCAACGAGCTCCTGGTCAAGCGGGTGTACCGAGACGACAACTTCATCGAGAAGATGGAGATGGAGCTCATGGCATTCAATGCGCGCGTCGAGGAGGCCATTAAGTTCTGGTCCAAGCCATTCCGTCGCGACGGACTGAACTCAAACATCCTGTCGACCGATGCGCCCACGGACCTTGAGCCGCGGGCTGTTGTGAGTCAGGCTGCAGCTGCGGCCCCTGCGCAGCTTTCTTCACCGCTGGCGGCCCTGCTGCTGGCATAGTTTCAATATCGTCGAAAGTAGCAGATGAAAAAGAGCGAGGTTCTCAAATGAGCGGGCGCGTGGCCAAGCGGCTGCGCAAACTGGCGCGCGAAGAGATGGCCATGGACCAGCAGATGTACGCAGCACCCGAGCGAGAGCTCGTCATTGCGAACATCAAAGGGCACGACCGAGTGATCAACAACCCACTGACCGTCCGAGGCATGGAGATCCAGCTGAAGAAGGCCTACAAGAAAATGCGCAAGGGTGCGCAGTAACCGCCCGCAGGGCAGAAAGAAGCAAGCAATGAACAAGTCAGAACTGATCGGGGCAATCGCCGCGGACGCGGATGTGAGCAAGGCAGTGGCCGCGCGCATGCTCGATTCCTTTGTGGAGCGCACAAAGAAGTCGCTGCGCCGCGGCGGCAGTGTGAGCATCACAAACTTCGGGACATTCGAGCTGGCAAAGCGTGCTGCGCGCACCGGCCGCAACCCTGGCACTGGCGATCCAATCAAGATCAAGGCCAAGCGGGTGGCGAAGTTTCGCCCCAGCAAGAACCTGAACGAAACGCTGTAGCGATTCGGTTGTGCTGCTTGATGTTTGCGGCAGCGCGGCGACGCTGCTGAGGAAAACAGTAACAACAGAAGCCGGGTGTATGGAGTACACGGGGTGCGTCCAAGGCAACGGCTACGCCAGGGCGACAGTCAACCGAAAGGCTGATGGGGCACATCGGCACATATACAGGCTTGTCAACGGGGAAATACCTGATGGGCTTGATGTGTGCCATCTGTGCGACAACAGAAAGTGCATCAACCCGCTCCATCTATTCGCCGGAACGAGAAAGGAGAACATGCAGGACGCCGTGAAGAAAGGGCGCCAAGCAAAGGGATTCATGTTGCCGCACACAGTCATCGGCGCTGAAGACGAGTTAGCGATCGTTGAGCTGGCAAGGAATGGGGTCCCGTACGCAGATATTGGAAGGCAGTTTGGAATCAGTCGGCAGTACGCTGGACGGATCGCAATAAAAAACGGAGTGAAGAGAAATGGCAAGTCTGAATAAGGTTCAAATCATCGGCAACCTTGGCCGCGACCCAGAAGCAAGGACGTTCCCTTCGGGTGACATGGTTTGCAACATCACCGTGGCCACCACGGAGAAATGGAAGGATAAACAAACCGGCGAGCATAAGGAGCACACCGAGTGGGTGCGCATCGTATTCAACGGCAAGCTGGCCGAAATCGCAAACCAGTACCTGCGCAAGGGCTCGCAGGTGTACGTGGAAGGCAGCCTGCGCACCCGCAAGTGGACGGACCAGTCCGGCGTTGAAAAGTACAGCACCGAGATCCGCGCCGGCCAGATGCAGATGCTGGGCCCGCGCCAAGACGGCGGCGGCCGCGGTGGCGATGGCGGTGGCTATGATGACGGCTACGGCGGCGGCCAGCAGCGGCAGCAGCAGCGCCAGGCACCCCAAGGGAGTGGCGGCGGGTACGGCGTGCCGCATCAGCGACAGCAGGGCGGGCAGCAGCGCCAACAGCAGGGCCAGCAGCAGAACTACGGCGGAGGCGGCGGTGGTGGAAGTGGGTTTGATGATTTTGACCAAGATGTCCCCTTCTGATTTTCTGCAGTAGCAACAAAAACTTGCGTTAGAATATGGGCTTCGGCCCATCAACTTTTGAAAGCAGTACCCATGAAAGCAGCAACCATCCTTGCATCCATTGCGGCCATGTTTGGCGTCGGTGCGCCGACATCTCTCAACCCACTCGGCTTCACGCCATTTGGCCCTGCGCCCGTCAACTCACGTGGCGGGTACGTCTTCCGCTCGCGCACCAAGGGCCCTAAGCGCCCAGCAGGCAGCAAGCTGACGCGTAAGGCAGAGAAGCATCGCCTGGGCCTCGCCACGCTGCGCTGATGCAACAGCAGCAGTGCGCCATTTGCAGCAAGAAGGCCTCCGCAGGGAAGCCTCTTGGAAGCAATGCAACATGGGAGTGCAGCCACGTGGACTGCACCCACCGCAACCGAATCACAGCCAGTCCGCGCGATGGCCTTGAGTTCGGCCCCAATTTCAATCTCACGTCCAGAACGGACGACAAGGACACACAATGAACCACGCACCAATCAGCCAGACCGCCTTGCAGCACGCAGTTGCTGCCTCCATCGTTCTCAGCCCACGCAAGTCCAGCATCGACATCACCGATGCAGAGGAGCTGGTCAAGGCGTACGTCACCGCAGTGAAGGATCAATCGCCTGCAGCCGACCGCCTGGGCATCGCCGCGGACCTGTTGAGCGACATCAAGTTCGATGACGACGAGCGCGCCACGGACATGCAGTACGCCTACAACATGCTGCTCTCGTTGCTCGGCTCCGTGACAGAGAACAAAGGCTCTGCCGATGTATCGTCAGACGATGTGGCCAACTCAGGCAACCTGCTGGTGGCCGTGTGCCACGGCGCTGCAGCAAGCTCCGGCTGGTGGAAAGACACAGAGACCGGCGAGGATGTGCGCCTGTGGCCTACGAAGTTCCTCAGCCTGTGGATTGGCACCAAGCTGGCCCTGGTGCACAGCGAGGTCTCCGAAGGTCTGGAGGGCCACCGCAAGGGCCTGATGGACGACAAGCTGCCGCACCGCCCAATGCTGGAGGTTGAGCTGGCAGATGCTGTCATTCGCATTTGCGATCTGGCGGGCGGATTGGAAATGGATCTCGGCGGCGCAATTGCAGAAAAGATTCGCTACAACGCTCACCGGCCAGATCACAAGATCGAGAACCGCACAACAGAGGGCGGCAAGTCGTTCTAACGCCATGGCCCATCACCAGTATCACGCTCTTGATGGGTCGCTCCGTGATGCTCGCCCACTTCGCGAATGCGTGCAGTGTGGCGAGAAAAAGGAGCAGGCAAGCGGCGTCGAGCTGACGCCTGGCAAGTGGCGCTGCGCAGCATGCTGGCGCCTATTCAATTCGAAGAGGAAGTAGCTATGGCAGTAAACGGAATTGAGATCGCTGTTGGGCAGCGGTGGCGCACGCGCTGTGGTGATGTTGTTCGGATTGGTTCGATCGATGGTCATCATGACTTCCCGGTAAATCTTTTGAGCGACCGCACTGGCGAGGATGTTGGCAGCTGCGGAAAAAACGGCAAGGCGTGGGGCGACCTCGGTGATGCCGGGGACAGTTCAGACGACCTTACCCACCTGCTGCCAGATGAGCCGGCGAAGAGTGTCGAGACACCCGCAGAGCAAGAGGGCGAAGAAGTCAAGCCAGTCGCCTTTGGCGTCGACATTGCCAGCAAGCCTGACCGCAGCATGCTGACGATCGAGGTGCCAAAGGGCTACGAGAAGCTGCTGAACGTTCTGGTGGCAGCACTGGATCAGGCCGCCAATGGCAAGGGCAAGGACCGCCACGCAAGCGCTGGCGTGCAGTTCGAGGATCAGCCGATGAGCTCCATCAGCCGCACACTCGGCAGCGTTGATGGCATGCTGTACCAGGCCTCCAAGAAGGCTGGCGAGTCGCGCCGCCTGCAGGATGGCCGGGCCCAGGCGGAGATCCTTGGTGCGATCAACTACCTGGCAGGCGTGCATATCGCATACGACAGCTGGTTCAAGGAGCAGCTGCCGAAATAGCCGTTGCTTTTTTGCGCCACGAACGCAAGTTTTTGTTGTGGCGCCAACTTTTCGTGTGATAATTGGCGCCATCAAAAGGAGATTCAATGAGCAACCCGGAAAAGATCAAGCACGACTTCCATGAATCTGTGAACGAAATCGTAAGCAACACACGGAAGATCAAGGGCGAGCAGTTTGTGACAGCTGTTTCGATCATCTTCAACATGCATCAGATGATGTTCGCTTTGGCATCAATGACTTCGAAGCTCGAGAATGAGGGCAGGTGTGTCTTGGATGATCTACCAGAGATTCCAGGCATCATCATCCTTGCCGAAAGCGCTTCCTCATCGGCTGCACTTCTTGGTTCTGGATTTGAGGAGAAGCAGGCAGAAGAGGTTGGGTCGATCGCAAAAACGCTCGGCGACCTGTACGCGGAATTCATCAAGAAGATGAACGGAGGCTGACGTGATCACCGTCATCACGACGAAGCGCCTTCGGGCCCTGAAGAATTCGCTGGCAATGGCAACGCGGCACATCAGCGTGCAAGAAAAAATGCTGCTCGAGCGTGAGGCGATGATCTACAGGCTGCGCGAGCAGCTCAAGCTGAGCGCACACCAAAAAGAGGCGGCAACACAGGTTCCAGAAGTAAGCAACAAGGAGTAATCAAGTGTTCAAACAAGCAATCATTTATCGCATCGCCAACAGTCTTGTGGGCGATGACCTAAGCGCCATCGAGAGCTCTCTGGCCAAGGCTCCGTTCCTGGAGTGCGGCGCAACCCAGCAGAAGTCCTACGGGTGGATTCCGCCGCGCGGCGACAAGAACGGAGCACTCATTGAGAGTGTTGCTGGCCAGTGGATCCTGCGCTTCATGTCGGAGGCCAAGGTTGTGCCAGGCTCTGTGCTGGCTCGCAAGGTTGCGGAGAAGGTCGCACTCATCGAGAAAGAAACTGGCCGCAAGCCTGGCCGCAAAGAGACCAAGGAGCTCAAGGAAGAGGCTCTGCTCGACCTGCTGCCGTACGCATTCACGAAGCAGGCAAGCACCTGGGTGTGGATCGACCCTGCTGCGCGCACACTGCTGGTTGATGCATCCAGCCAAAGCCGCGCCGACGAGATCGTGACGCTATTGGTTGATGCGATCCCCGGTCTATCTCTGTCGCTGCTCAGCACGCAAACAAGCCCGCAGGCCGCCATGGCGCACTGGCTGTCTGGCGGAGATGACGACCTCTACGAGATGCACAGCTTCACCATTGACCGCGAGTGTGAGCTGAAGGCCTGCGATGAAAGCAAGGCCGTGGTGCGCTACGGCCGCCACCCGCTGGACATTGCCGAAGTGCAGCAGCACATCCAGCATGGCAAGCTGCCAACCAAGCTGGCACTGACCTGGGGCGACCGCGTCTCGTTCATGCTGACCGAGGGCTGTCAGCTGAAGAGGCTGCAGTTCCTGGACGCCGTGTTTGAGGGCGCTAAAGTCGATGACGGCGGTTTTGACACTGACGTGGCGATTGCAACAGGCGAGCTGGTAAAGCTCATCCCAGACCTGATCGAAGCTCTTGGGGGCGAGGCGGAAAGCGGCGTAGCCAGCGCTGCTGAAGCTGCGGCATCCACTCAAGCGTAAGGGCTAAGGCAATGGCGACTGGAGAAAACATTCTGCAACCAGGGACCATCGCGCACCGCGCGGTTGCATACCTGCGGGAGTGCGACTGCGCTATGCGAAGCCCGGATCTCGCGGAGGCTCTCTGCATCGACCGGCCTCAAGACCTGGTTGATGCAATGAAGGTAGCACTTGATGCCGGAGTTGTAGAGGCTTCAAAGAGTGCCAGCGGACGCATTGTGTGGTCCCTGGTTCTTAACCCGCCAGAGGAGACCTCTGCACAGGAGTCCAAGCCAAAGACGCCAGCCGCCGTGCGCAACGAAGAGCTTCTCGCGAAGAATAAGGCGAAGGCTGACGCGGAGGCGGCAAGGATGCTCGAAGCTCGCATGCAGAAGATTGGCAACGAAAGGTCAACCCTGCTCGATGGCAGAAACGAGAGCGACTACCAGAAGATAGACAGGATCATTGAGCTCATTGGCGTCATGGAGGATCTGGAGCGGCTGAGAACAAAGCCAAACAGGTACGTCGCACTGAAGGTTGCGAGGCACGTCGAATCGGAGCGTATGGTGGCATTCAATGAAATTCGCAGGCTGCTTGGCGATGACCGGCGTATTCGCATACAGCCGAAATGACAAGGCGCCGGATTAAGCAGGGCCACACAAGGTGGCGGCTCGATGTGATCCGCGGCCATGGCGGGCACGCGGACCTGGTCTACGTGTACGAGTGCATCGTGACAAAGGAGACCTGGTGCGCTGTGCACTATTTCGACGGGCACGACCATCGCATCACCAGCCATTGGGGCTGGATGCAGATGTACCCGACAAGACGCAAGGCGTGGCGCGCAGCGTGGCGCATGGTGCGCAGGACGGACAGCATTCGCGGCGCTGAATACGTGGCCGCATGGAGTGAAGGAGTGGTTTTATGAGTCAGCTTTTGATTTGCGCGCGGAACACGATTACTGCAGAAATGTTTGCGCAGAAGATGTTTATACAGAAATACCGAATGGTGCGAGTGCCATCCGATATGGCCGGCTGCCGCGGCGCGACGCTTCTTCTTTTTCAGCAGGGCATGGAACAGCGCGCTGTTGAGGGGGTTCTGGGGTACGCGGCGGGTCTTGGTATTGAAGTATTCCGCGTCGAGAGCGTCCCAAATTCGCGGGGTATTGTCGACGTCAGCAATGAGATATCAAGTCAGCTCGGCATGCGCATCGCGCGCCAGATTGACGAAGCGCTTCGCGACACTATCACCCAGTATCTCGGCACCGCGGGGTGGGGGCCTGGCGACCTGTTTGGTCGGCTGAATATCATCACGCAAGGAGGCGTACAGGCCTACTTCATCGACTCGCAAAAGCTGATCACAGTACACCCCGTGAGCATTAATGGCTACATGTCTGGAATGCACATCACAGCCACCGCGAAGATCGAGCGCCACCTGAAATCAGAAGAGCCAAAGAGCAAGCAGGACTTTGTGTATGACCCGCATCCGTGACCAAGAATGCGCGTCAAGCCTCGGCCTTCAGGCCGGGGAAGGAAAGCGCGAAGCCCGTCAGGGCTTCTTCGGGCGCCATCGATCAATCAGCAGCCGTAGTGCAGGAACACCAGCTATGCGAACCTTTTCCCACTGCGAGCGCGTGAGCCGCAGCGTGCCATGCACCAATTCCTTATCCGGCGCGACAGGCGGGCGCCCGGTCTTTTTTCGTTCTTCCATGCCCGAATTATCCGTGGCACGAGAACAGATTGCAAGCGTCGTATTTTCGTGCCACAATAACGCCATGCAGACGGCAGTGAAGACACTCAAGATTCGCATCAAGGACAAGCACGCCAGTGTGCTTCGGCGCATGGCGCGCGACGTGAATCAGGTGTTCAACTTCGCCAACGAAACCAGCAGCCGCGCCATCCGTGAGCGTGGCAAGTGGCTGAGCGCCTACGACCTACAGAAGCTCACCGCCGGCTACAGCAGGTGCGATGGCGTTACGGTCGGCAGCGGCACAGTGCAACTGGTGTGCGTGGAGTACGCCACACGCCGCAAGCAGTTCAAGAAGACCCGCCTCAACTGGCGCGTCAGCAACCCGAAGTCGCCCAAGTATTCGCTTGGCTGGATTCCATTCAAGGGCGGGCACGCCAAGTACAAGTCGGGCCAAGTCCAGTTTGGTGGGCACAAATTCAGCCTGTGGGACAGCTATGGCCTGAGCCGCTTTGAGCTGCGAGCCGGATCGTTCAACGAAGACAGCCGTGGGCGCTGGTATTTCAATGTTGCCGTCGAGGTCGAGGCTCTTCCCAGCCAGGGGGCATCGGCTGTTGGCATCGATTTGGGTCTGAAAGAGTGCGCCACCACAAGCGACGGCGACAAGCTGCAAGGACGGTGGTTCCGTGAGCTTGAGCCGCATCTGGCGGTCGCGCAACGGGCGCGGAAGAAAAAGCGCGTCAAGGCGATACACGCCAAGATTGCGAATCGCCGCAAGGATGCAATCCATAAGTTCACCACGAACCTTGTGAAAAACAACGCCGCCATCTTCGTGGGCGACGTGGCCAGCGCCAAGCTGGTCAAAACCAAGATGGCCAAGAGCACGCTGGATGCGGGCTGGGCCAGTTTGAAGACGATGTTGGAATACAAGAGCCAGCAGGCCGGTATCGTCTTCGAGGTAGTCAACGAAAGCTACACCACCCAGACTTGTTCGTGCTGCGGGGCCATACCCGCCAGCAGTCCGAAAGGTAGAGCAGGTTTGCGAATAAGAGAATGGGTTTGCAGCGACTGCGGCGCGGTACACGACCGGGACGTGAATGCAGCAAAAAACATTCTCGCGGCGGGACATCGCCGTCTTGCAGAAGGAATCTCCGGCGTTTAGGCCGGAGAGGATGTCAAAAGTCCCAGAATGCGCAGAACACGCGGAAGGCGTGGTCGCACAACAAGGCATCGGGCCTGCTTGGCGTCTACTGGTCTGCGCAGCGAAACGCATGGGGAGCAAAGGTGAACCTGAATGGCAAGCAGCACCACGCAGGCTTCTACGAGGCACCAGAAAAGGCTCATGAGGCATACGTCTTAAAAAAGCGACAGCTGCACGAGTTCTGCACGATTTAGCGCAGAAAAGAGACTCAAGCATTGCCGACCTCTATAAAATCGGCAATGCTCGCACTACTCGCTTTCTTTGGTCTTTTTGCAATCCTTGGCGGTGCCACAAAGGCTCGCATCAAGGACTTGTTTGGCACGGCTGTCGTCTGGATGGTTTGCCTCGGGGCTGCCGGATGGATCGTTGGATCCATCCTCCAGGCAATCAGATACGGGGCCATCACAGCCCCGTGCTGTCAGTAAACCTTCCGAGCGATCTTGCCCGACTGATCGCGCAGCTTTTGGATCTCCTCGGCCTTGCGAGCTGGGTCCATGTCGCTGAGCTCGATCTCGCGCACGCGCTTGTTGATCTTGGACTGGGCCTCTTTGACGCCCTCGATCCTGCGGTGGCGCTCCAGCAGATCTTTGTTCTCGGCCGCGAACTCGCGCGCCTCGTCGACCTTGCCCTCTTTGACCATCTGCCGGTGCGTGGCGTAGGCCTGCTCGATTACCTTTGCCTGGTCGTACATGGCGCTCACGTACTTTGAGCCAGGCTCTGGCAAGGTCTTCAAGAAACCCTGTGACACCACCTTCAGGTAATCGGCCTGTGGGCGTGCTGGCTCGTCAGTGAGTGGGCGCACTGCCATATCCGCTCCTGCAACCACAAAGGTTCCAAGCCATCCAAAGTATCCGCGGATCAGTGAGTCGATCTGCACCGGGCTGAGGGCCTCCGCGCCAACGGTGCGCGTTGCCGCATTCAGCGCGGAGCTGGCGCCCCTGGCGATCATGCTTGTGTGCACGTTGTAGCGGTACTCGGACTGCAGGCGCTCCATGCCCATCGACTCGATCGGCCTGCCGGAGAAGCTGTCCTTGTTGGCGTAGATGTCCAGCATTGGCTTCACAGCTTGCGGAATTGGGTTCATGGCCAGGTTGTCGCCAAGCAGGTGGAGCACCCGGCTGCCGAAGCGCTTTGCGGTGAACTCGTCGTTGGTGAAGAGCTCAACTCCACGCTCGGCAAGGCTGCCGATGGCGCCAATTTCGAATGGCTTCGGAATGCGGAATGCTGTGCCGCCGAACTTGAACCACCAGAATCCATCGCGATCCCAGTCCTCGCGCTTTTTCCAGTCGTCGTCATCGCCGTAGGCCGCCAGCAGCGAGATAGACATGAGTGCCACGGCGCCGGTAACCAGGGCGAATCGACGAGGATCCTCCATGGCTCCACGGCCCAGCTTGTACATACCCTGCAGGCGGGCGTTCATGAACGGCACAACCTGGGTCAGGAACCGAATGCTGGTCCACGTTCCCTGCATGCTGAAGTCCATAAGGTCGCGCGCCATCAGGGATGCCTCCGCATGACTTACGCCCTTTGCGCGCAGCTGCTTGTACAGCGAGGCGCGGTTGATCTCCTCCCCGCGGTTGCCGATCTCTTGGTAGGCCTCAATCGCTGGCTCAAGGTACTTCCCATAGAAGGCCTGCACCTTGCTCTCGCTGTCCAGGATGGTGTTGCCATCGACGCCCTTCTTCACAAGCCTCCGTACGCGCTCTGATGCGCTGTCTTCCAGCATGGAGCCAAAGCGAATCAGGCCGCCAGATGCCAGCGTAGAGACGTAGTCCTGGCTTGCTCGATCTGTGGCCTTGTAGCCCTCAACCAGGTTGGTCACCGGGTTGTAGCTCAGGCCGCTCAAGCTGATGGCCTGAATCGAGTCGCGGATCAAGTTGCGGATCTTGAACGCTGGCGACGCCGTGACGCCGACGGTCAGCCAGTGCTTCATTGTGGAAAGGGCGTCCATCAGTGGGCCGCGCAGGCCGGCGTACTCCAGGCTATTGATTGCCTCGAGCACGTATGGGTCGCCAACCAGGAAGTGGCGCTGCTGGCCGCCGTCCATGAACCAAACGGTGCCACCCTTGCCGCCCATCGACTTTCCGAGCTGGCGTACGGTCTCAGCGTCAGCCTCAAGCGCGATGCCGACATTCTGCGCAGACTCAAGCGTCGCCTTGGCTGCGCGGTTCTTCGCAGACGCGTCGATCAGGTGCGCCCAGTTGCGCATGGTGTTCGCCAGCAGGTCGCTGTTCAGCTTCTGGCTTCCGCCTTTGAGCTCGTGGAACGCGCGCTGGCGAGCCAGGCCGCCCTTGATCTTTGCGCCAATGAATGAGCCATCCTCTTCGCTCACGCGGTAGAACGGCACGTAGAACTCACTCTCCCACAGCTTGCGGCTCTCTCCATCGATCAGTCCGCTCTCCTCGGCGATGTCCAGCACATTCTTGCCAAACGCGTTGAACTTCTTCAGCGAGTCCTCGTAGGCGGCCTTGCGGTCGCGCGTTGTTGCGCCGCTCTGCAGGAGGTAGTCGAACTCGAGGTCTCCGTCTGCCAGCGATTTGCCCGCGGCAATGTCGTCGTCAGTGAAGAGGTTCTCGCGGTCCTGCAGAGAAAGGCTGTCCGCGCGGTTGGCGGCTACCCACCACATGAAGTCTTCGATCTCGCGGCCAAGGGGTTTGCCGACGGTGTCAATGAAGCCGCCGCTGGTGTCTGCGTCGTAGGCTCCATCGACGATCTTCAGTTTGCCGTGGCCAAGCAGCGCCTCGAACGCGCCGGCCGCGCCCTTTGACAAGCGGGCCAGCGTGTAGGCGTTGCCGCCGAGATCGCGCAGCGGGCGGAATTGATCGACGATGCCTTGGGCCATCTTCTTGCCCAAGTCTTTGCGAGCCTCTTTTAGGCGCTCAACGAGGGACGGCTTCTGCGTGGTGCGGCCGGTGTTCTTGAACATGGCCAACTGCTGCGGCGTGTACTCGCGGCCATAGTCTCCTGTCGTGCTCTCGACAGGCCCGGCGTTCAAACCAGGAACGCGCGGCATGCTGCGTACTACTTCTTGATCGCCAACGCTTTCCGAACGCTGCGCGCCATCTCCAGCGCCAGCCGCTTGTCGTGCTGCAGCGACTCGATCTCGCAGGGCTTCAGGCGAAAGCCCGGAGTTGAGCATGTAGCGGGCCTCGGACTGTGTGAGGCCTTCGAAGCCGTAGCCGAGCTCGCCTTTCCACCAGTCTTCGATCGATCCATACTTCGCCCTGACATCATTAAGTGTTGCATTATCAAGGGAAATCTTAGCAGAGTATTGCTTGCCGCTCAGCGCGAATACCCCCACGACGCGGCCGCCGTTGTCCTCGATGTGGGTCTTGAGCTGCGCCAGCGTGCCGCCCTGGGCCAGGGTGTCATCGACCAGCAGGTAGTCTGCGTCGCGCTCCACTTCGCCGGCAAACTCTGGCTGCACGCCGAGGCGGGCCATGCCGTCGGAGCCGGTGCGCTTGGCGCGTGATGCCTGAACCAGCTTCTCGTCGACCTGCAGACCCATGCGCTCTCCGAGCACGAAGGCGGTGGCCAAGGGGATCTTGTTGCGGCCGGCGGCCTCTTCGGCGTGCACGGCGGCAACGATAGGCTTGGCATCACCAATGGTTGCGCGCACGCGCTGCTCGATGTCATCGGGCATCACGCGGTCCACGAGCTCGAGCGCGGCCTTCATGTCGCCGCCCTTGGCTGCTGCGTACGATGGGTCGCTTGATTGTGTGGACGGCGGTGTCGCGATGATCGCGTCAGGGAATGCATCCCAGCCACGGCGGCGGCTGAACAGCGGCACGCCGGAGGCCACCTTCTCGCGCATGGAGTCCGTGATGTCGAGCGAAACCTGCTCGCTCGTTTCCTGCTTCTCGGCCAGGGCGGCGCGCGCCTCGGCCTCTGTGTCGAACTTGAGGCCGACGGAGTTGTAGTCGCTGCTCTTGACCATCCACTTTCCGCTGGCCGTCTGGCTGGGTGGCGTGATGTGCCAGCCATTCTTGTCGGTTGTGATTTTCGCTGTGGCCAGTTGCCCGCCGCCCAGCCTCTTCAGCACGTCGCGCGCCACCTGGGGGATGATCTGGTCGTAGAAGGCGCGCATGCCTTCGCCACCGACCTTGAGGTCTAGGCCATCAAGGGAGCGGCGACGCAGGCCAACTCCGGCGGCGCGGACGGCCCTTGGCTCGGATTCGAGTAGTTTGCGCGCAACCTCCTTGCCAACATAGTCCTCGATCTTGTCGGCGCTGACATAGGTGTCGATGACACGCTTGCCGTCAAGGTCGAATGCCGACAGATTCCCAGATCCATCTGGCGCGCCAAGGTTGGCATCACTGACGCCTCCGCTGCTGGCGTCCGAGAACTCGACCCTGCTGATCTGCTTGCTCAGGTCATAGAGATCCGCGGCCTGCTGCCCGGTGATCAAAGCGATCTTGTCGTGCCCCTCCTCCACGGCCATCATGATGGCGCGCTTCAGGGCGAGGCCGGCCCAGGCCTTGGTGTCGGAGATCAGTGGCGCTGATGGAATGCTCTTCACGGTAGGCATGAACTTCTCCGCATCCATTGGCGCCATAGCGCGCAGCACGTCGTCGAATTCGTGGGCCTCGTAGGTCTTGCCCTGGTAGGTGTATCGGCAGGCCATTATGCGAACTCCATTTCTGTTCTATTCTTCCTCTCGCCATGCAGATAGTTGGCGAGTGTTCGTGCCGGTATTCCTGTTGCTCTTGATGCCGCAAGAACTGATTTGTACACAGCGCCTGTTGAGCGATCCAGCACAGAGCGACCATTTAAGTTTTTACCTAGCATCGCCACCCTTTTTCGCTCGGACGTTTCTGCCGACTGCCGGCGGCCGTAGCCAGGGTGCCGACTACCGGTTAGCGCATCGGAGATTCTGCGGCGTGACGCATCGCCAAGGCGGCGCCCTTGGCTTGCCATCCGAATGCGCTCGATTGACTCCGGCTTGTGCTTAAACCCAGAGCACCCCTCACCCCCATCGGTGTGATTTATGAGCGTGCCAGCACAAAGATCCCGGCGACCATGCATAGCTATCAAATCGGCCTCAAACGCAAGAGCATCCGCCTCAGCAAAGAACTCGGCCACAACCTCTACCACTAGGCCGTGCTTTGCGGACGCGCTTTTCCATGAGGCCTTCCTTCGATGCACATCAAAAGCCCTGCGATAGCCGTCACTCTTGGATAGTCTGGTCCCCTTGCCAACATAAAATGGGAGTCCGCTGTCGGTGTGGTAGTGCCTGTAAACATAGAAGGTCTTAATCACAAACAACCTCCAGTACGCCTGCTTTTTTCATGCGCTCGACGATGCCCATAAAATCGGTGTCAACAGCGCTCTCGATTGCTTCTTTTGCCTTGCGATAGTCCTGGCCAAAATCACTTTGCAGCTCATTCACAAAGAGCACTTTTTTTCCATCGGAGTCCACCCTATCATCCACCCTGATATGCGCGATAACATTCAGCGCATCCCAGTGGCTGGAGCGGTAGTTCTTGTCGGCCGGAGGCTCTGGCTGCTTCTCGCTCAGGATGTAGGCCTTCGCCTCCTCCTGGGTGCGGTAAACCTGCTTGGAGATCTGTAGCTCATTGCCTGGAACCTTGAAGCGCCAGAAGTAGCGGGAACGATTTGGGTCGTCCGCGTCATCGATGGCGACGACATTTTCCTCGGTGTATCTCACCCGGCCAATCGGAGGCAACGTGATCAGCACCTCGCGGTAGTTGGAGTTTCCAGTGAACGCTGCGACGCCATTGGTACGAACGTAGATCGAGTGATTCTTCACAGTGACGCAGTACGCGATGTCGTTGTAATCGACGACCGCGTGCTTCGCATCATCGATGCTCGCCCACTGCTTATCATTGATGGTGACCGTGTAAAGACCCGTCTTGCGCCGAGACACGGATCCACGTTTACCAACGAGAAGAGCAAGCACCTGGACATCATCTGCCAGCTGCTTGGATTTCGTGTGGTATGTCCACCGAGGCTTTCGGCCATTCTGCTTTACAAGGCAGCCATCGCCAAGCAAGAGGCCATCAAGCATGCGCTGAATGACGCTGGCTGGCGCATTGAACATGAAGCCAGGCACATACTTTTCAGCAGATTTCCCTTGTGCATGCAGAAGCTGCACCAGATCGGCAGACATCTTCTTGACACCCAGCCAATACTGACCGCCAGAGTAATTCCAGGCGATACCCATCCTCCCCAATAGGGACTCGATACGGGCGCACTTGTCGCTGTTTGCTGATCGGCACTGAGCAATACCGATGGTTGACTTCTTGCCATCCGCCTCCGTCTTGTAGTGGCCTTCTGCAATAAACCACCCAAGCAGCTCAGCGACATCTCCAGGATCTTGATCAAACAGGTCAGAGAATTCACCGCCGCCCCATGACCCCGTGAGTGGGGCTACCATCTCCGACATGCCCCAAAGCTGCTCTGCCGTGACGCGAACGATCTCGCCCGTTGATCTGCGCCGACGCTTGACTACCATCTTGTGGCATGGCGTGACGCGCATGTTGATCGATTGATTCTTGAAGTGGTATAGCTTTTCTGCGTAAACGGTCGGCAGCGCTTCAACTGGCTGCCACTCCAGGCCGCCGTCTTCATCTCGTCGCGTCATGACCTCGTCGCCGATCTGAACCTCATCCATCCGCATCCAGCCATCACGGGTCAGGATCTCAGTATCGCGCGAGAGCGGGCCGCCGGGCACGGTATAGGCGCCATACTTGGTTGCTGGGTTCGATCCAACGCCGGAGTAATATGGGTCGGCGGCCTGCGTCTGGCCATTGATGAAAGACTCTACAGCTTCGCGTGAGCTGAAGCTTCCTGCGTAGCTTCCATCGTCTTCTGAGTAGTCGCTGTCGTATGAATCGGCATCCTGAACCGACCAGCTCTGCCCACCAATTCCATTCTCGACAACGAAAGCCCCGTCGGAGCTTCGATAGACGACGACTTCTCCCCATGCGTCCTGCCTGGTTGAGTCTCGAACCAAGGTTACCTTTTCAGTGCCGCCGCCACCAAGAACAACCTCCCGCACCCGCACACCGCTGTCAGACAGGTATGCCGCCAACTCGTCGCGCGTGACCTTGTCCTTGCCACGAAGTGTCAAGTAATCCTTGATTGTTGACCACTCAATCTCGTCCTTCTTTACGCCCAGCTTGGCTGCATTGGCGTCAAGCCAGAGCTTCCACTGTGGCGCAGACATGGTGGCCAGGCGGTCTGGCACTTGTTCGATGGAGCGCTGCAGCTGGCTGAAGAATTCGGGGCGCGCGGCGCTGCGCGTGATGTCGGTGTCGGATGGGTCGAACGTGCCGCGGTTGCCGATGGCGCTCTTGATCTGCTCGGGGCGGAAGGCGATGTAGGTTGTGCCGCCCTCGTGGTTTTGAATCACGTAGCCATCATGCCCTCGTTTGCGAGCTTGGGCTGGCGTGATGTCTGTGCCCATGTTCCACTCCCACGCATTGGAAACGTAGGGGTTTTCAATCTTCAGATAGACGGGGTAAATTGAGCCGCCGTCTTCTGGGCTGGCGTCTCCCCACTGGCTCGCGTATTGATCTGCATGATCTGCGCTGTCGGTAAAGTAGATTCCGCGCTCCGCCGCCGATTGCTCGGACTTTGCTGCGCTGAACCTCTTGATGTCGGCGTTGTATCGGCTGCCGTGATACACCACCAGCGGCTTACCCTCGGCATCCGCCACCTTACTGTCGCCGAACCAGCGCTTGAACTCGGCGCTATCGACCACATTCCGCGCCACGCTGCGGATAACGTTGTCGCCCGCCGCAATGGCCACGTCGCGCGCTACGTCCTTGTCGGTGATGTTGCGCATGACCATGAATGGGTCTGCGCCGTCGCGGATGCGCTGAGCTTCGGCCTGCACGAACTCCTGCACCTTCTGAGGGAACTTGCGCTTCCACAGGGCCCAGGCCTCTGGCGAGGTCTTGCCGGATGGCGCGATGCGGCCGCCGTGCTTCTCGTAGAAGGCGTCGTACAGGGCCGCGCCAACACCTTGGCCCTTGAACTCGTTCTCGACCTTGACGATGTCGACGCTGGCGTTTTCGTCCAGCCGCTCAGCGGCGCCGCGTGGCAGGTTGTCGCGCAGGCGGCCGATGCGCTTGCCGTCTTGCATGGCGTCGAAGCCATCATCGACCTCGATGATTTCAACACCGGCGGGCAGGCGGGATGCGCTGCGGGTGATGTCGGGGTCGGCCGGGTCGAAGGTGCCCCGGTTTCCGATGGCGGACTTGATCTGGCTGGGCTCGAAGGCGATGTACTCGCGCACAGACCCGTCTTCGTTTTCAACAATGACGCCGTCAAATCCGCGATCCTCGATGCTGGAGCGTCGGTCTGCGTCAAGCCTGTGCCAATCGGCTGGGTCGCTGGTCCGCAGTGGGCTGTTGATGGCCAGGTAGGCTGGCATCACATTGAGACCGCGCTCGGACGTCATTTCGCCGCGCTTGCTTGGGTATGCATCTTCGGCGTTTGGCGTGAAGTAGAAGCCGCCTGCTGACTTCTTCGTCGAGAACTTTTTAATGTTCGATGTGGTTGCGTGGTACACGACAAGCGGCTTGCCATCGGCATCCACCACCTTGCTATCGCCAAACCAGCTGCGGAACTCCGGCGTCTCGGTGACGTCGCGCGCTGCGCTGCGTTGAATACCCTGCGGGTTTGCCTCGCGCTCCAGGCGCGACATCAGGTCGATGGCCGCCTGCACCTGTGCGCGCTGCGCAGGAACGCCGAGAGCCTGCAGCTCGTCAAGTCGAGAAACCAGTGCGTCCTGGTCGCTCTCAGGCATGCGGGAGATGAGCTTCAGGCAGTTCGTAATCTGGGCCATGTACTTCGGTCCTTAGTTGCGGAGGCAGGCGATCAGATCTTTCATCGCCTCGATGCGCTGATTGTATTCGGCCGGCGTTGAATCGCGACGACCTTCTTCGCTGACCCACTGTGGCAGCAGGCCAACCTTCTGGTCGGCGTAGTGCGTGTCGCCGGAGCTGGCGGTTCTGTTGTGCTCACCTACGGTGATCGTTTTCCAAAGCGGCTCCCGCCCGTCCCCAGAGGCGTCTCGAGTGCCTGATCGACTGTCCAGTTGTACCTGTCGAGCCGAGCCTTGAGTGCCTGCGTCGACAGCCCTAGCTCCTCGGCCCATGCCGACATCGCCTGCGTCCTGCCGTTGTGCGTCAACATCCGAGAGGTTCGCTTGTTGCGAAGGTTCTCCGTTGGCGTTGCCCAGCGCAGATTGCCCGGCTCGTAGTTGCCGTCGTTGTTGATCCTGTCGATCTGGTGTGCCGGTGTCGGCGGAAGCCCCATCACGTCCAGGAACCCCTGCAGAGTCTGCAGCAGTGGATCCACCGTTATTCCCCGGGCGCCGTAGTGCTTGAAGCTCGGAGCCTTGGGGTTGAAGCACCGATACATCATCCCGTTCCAGACCGGATACACCGGACAATCCCTTGACGTCCTGTACGTCACGCCGGCGTACGTCACCGGCTTCGTCTCGCGCAACCCTCCGCGCATATCCTTCGTCATAAAGCATCCTCGCCCTGTGTTCACCAATCACTTGGAACAGAGGTTTCGAGGAAAAGTTCACTGCGGAATTCTGCCCCCGCGTCTCGGTGGTGAGTGCGCGCTGCGCCAGTGGTGAGAACATCGAGCTGTGCGCGCGCCAGGTGTTCTCTTCGCCGTCTGCGCGGAAGCCGACGCCCTCCTTGACGTGGCCAAAGTAGTCGTGCACCACGCGGAACAAGTCATTCACCAAGGCCTTCTGGCCACTGATGGTGAACTCCGTCTCGGCGAGCAGCGGGTTGTCGATCGGGTCAAACTCGGCGTCAGAGCCAAACCCGTCGCGTGTGCTGAACAGCCACATGTGGTTGTTGTTGCGCACATCCTCCGTCATGAGGCGCGGGCTTGCTGCGTATGGGTCACCCTGCTTGGCGAAGTCGATGAACTCGACCTGCAGGCCGCTATCGATGACGGCGCTGTACTGTGCGATCGTCTCGCGGGCTAGGGCTTCATAGGCCGCCTTGACCTGCGGATTTTGTGGGTCGTGCTTGAGCTTGTCGTACTCGGCCGCGATGCGCTTTGCGCGCTCTGGATCGACCTTGGCGTAGCGGGCTGGTGGTGTGTACTCCAGCCCAGCATCAGCCATGTACTTGCGCGCGACAGCCTCGGCGGGCGCCCAGTGGCTTGCGCGGATCTGCTGGCCGGCGATGTTGAAGTCGCGCGGCAGGCCGGTCAGGCTTCCGTCTTCTTCCCGGCCTTCAATCCTCTGATCCTGCCCACCATCGAGCGCCATCCGCCGAGCGCTTCTTCGAACTCCGCCTGCGTCTTGAACTGATCCCGAGTTGGCGCTTCCGGTAGCGCCTGGCCGTCCTGCGTCATTGGTGCCGGCCTGGTTCCGATCGAGTACATCTCCACCGGGTTGGGTGCGTGCGGTTTCTCGAGCTTGGCGATTCGCGCTTTCAAGCCCCGCGCGAGCGGTCCGTCCGGCCCATTCTCGGCCTCCAGCCTGCGCAGCTGATCCTTCAGCACTTCCAGTTGTGATGGCATCAATTTTCTCCTGGTATTCGTGGCCAAACGCCACATCAGTCTCGTACCAGAACTGGCTGGCAAATGAGACATTCCCGACCGCCTTTGCGACGCGGTCTGCAAGTGCGGTCATTTCCGCGGCCTTGTCCTGGATTTTAGCTGCAAGAGCAGCATCATCCAAGGAGCTAAGGTCGTCGAAACCATACCGCTGATCGAACTCTGGAACGTACTGCATGCGCACACCGACGGCCGGTGGCATCTGGCCCTTGACGGCGTCAGACATGCGGCGACCATCAACGATGACAGTCAGGAACTCGACCCCCTCGTTGGCCAACTCTCCAAGCACCCGCTCGAGCTTTTCGCGCGATGCGGCCTCACGGAAATAGATCTCCACGCCAGGGCGGTGGCGCAGCATATCAACCTCCTCGTCGTCGCGCAGCACGCGGGACAGGAACGTGCTGTCCTGTTTGGCGCGATCGGCGATCTCGAGCATCTTCTTCCACAGCGCCGCCGGCTTGTAGCCTTCACGCGCAACAACCTCGAGGTCGAGTGAGCGCTCGATGCCTCCGTACCGGCCCTCGGTGGCCAGGGCCTTCGATGCCAGCACGGCGGTGGCGCTATCGTCTTCGTAGATCGCGGTGGTCACCTCGTTGGACAGGCGAGCCATGTCGGAGTCCTGTGGCACAAAGTCGATGCCCTGGGTGTCCATCGACATCTGCGTAGACAGGCCGCCCACAAAGCGGTCCACGGTGCGCTCCAGCTTGGCCAGCTCCGCGCGGGCCTTGGCCTTTGCGTCCGGCTTGGACTTGCTGGAGTCGATGATGCGGCGCAGCTCTTTGATGCGCTCCTGTTCCGCGGAGCCAGACAGGCTGGCCTCGAGCTCGAACGACCCGCCCTCGCCAGCTGCGCTGGTCCAGTTGTTGGCTGTCCAGATCTCCTTCTCAACGAACCAGACCACAGCCTGCAGGTCGTCATCGTTGATCTTGGCCAGCGTGTCGTTGGTCTTGAGTTCTGGATCCTTGCGGATGCGCTTCACCGCATCCGAGAAGACGTCCTGGCCAAACCCGAACTGCAGTGTGGTGGCGCCATCTGCGCGCATCTCGCCACTCACGCCGACCTCAGCCATGCTCGGCACGCGCAATCCGCCAGACAGGCGTTGCAGCATGCGGGCCGCCCACACGTCGATGGTTGCGCGCTCACGGAAGCCGATCAGGTTCCCGCTGAAGTTCACTGCCTTTGGCGCCGTGCCGCCGCGCTTGACGTCGGGGTCCGCATCGCGCACGACACGCCACAGATCGACCATGGCGCGCGCCACATTGCGGCCGTTGAAGCCGTACTTCTTGCCGGTCTCCTTGGTAGGCAGCAGGGCGTCAGGCAGCTCGCGCGCAGCGATCAGGCTGTCCAGCTTTTCCTTGTACTCAGCGGATTCCTTGATGGCCTTCTTGCTCTTGCCGTCTGCCATTTGGCCATTGAACCAGGCTCGCAGCTCGGTCTCGCGCGCATCGATGTCATCCGCCCACGCCTCCCATGCAGGGATCAGCTGGTCGAAGTCGCCACGCGTGGCGCGGCGCAGAGAGTCCACGGCGTTGGTCCAGTTGTCGCGCACTGGAGTGTTGGGGCTGGTAGCGCCAAGCAGGTCTGCGAACAGGTCGCCCAGGCCGCCGAACTCATGGCGAAGGCGGGCGCGCATCGACTTGTACCACCCGGCCTGGGCCAGGATGTTCTCTGCATTCTTGTCGCCATCTGCTGCGCGCTGGTGCACACGACGCACCTCGTCGGTCATGCGACGCGCAACGGCGCCAACACGGCGGTCGTACTCCGTAGTGCCAGGCTTCAGCGCGCGGCCATCCGCGTCAGCATTGAAGCTGTATGGCACCTTGTCATATTCGTAGGCGATCTTTCCCTTCTCGATCTTTGTCTTGGCGAAATTGAGCGGGGCCCAGCCTTGCGATGTTGGATGCGCCAGCTTGTGCTCTCGAACGACGCGCGTGATTTCCTTGGCGGAGACGCCGGTCGTTTCTGCGGAGAACTCGATGGCCTGCTTCTCATCGGCAGACAGTGTGACGCGCTGGCCAACCACGCGCTGGCCGCGCTGCGCCACGGGCGCCAGCTTCTCGATCTTGGCCTCGCGCCCCTTACTCTGGGCGGCGATGGGTTGCGACTTGCGCGCACGGGCAACCAACTCATCCTTGTAGAACGAGCCGTCGCCATCAAACACGCCTGCCGCGTCCAGCTGCGCATGCACGTCAGGCATCATCCCGCGCAGCACGCGAGACCACATGCCGAGGTCCATGCGGCCAGCCGGCAGGCTGCTGTTGGCCATGATCCGATCGCCAGCATCCATGCTCCGCTGCGCTGGCTGCGGCACAGCCTTGGCTTCTGGGATCTGCGTGCGCTGGCCCAGCACCTCTGGCTCCACGGTCTTCTGACCAAGCAGGATGACCTGCCCGGGCTGGGTGCCGTCCAGGCGGGCCAGGTAGCCGTCATAGCCAGCATCCAGCACGGCGCTCTCGAAGGCGCGCTTGTCGCGGCCCTGCTTGAGGCGCTTTGCGTCAGCGTCGCTGTCGTAGATGTTCGACAGGATGGCCTTATGGGCAATGCCGCCAACGCCAGACTCTGGGCGCACGCCAGTACCCTTGTTCACATAGAAGTAGAGGCGCTTGCGCAGGCGCTTGTCTGGGTGGTCCATGATGGCGTCACGGTCGCTGCCCTGCAGGCCCGAGCCGTACGCGCCGGTGCTGAGTACGTTGCGCGGCTGGCGGCTGAAGTGGTAGGCCTCGACGGTCAGGGCGTCATCGCGGCTTGCGCTGCGTGTGATGTTGGCATCCGCGCTGTCAAATGTTCCGCGGTTGCCGAGAGCTGATTTGATCTGCTCCGGCGAGAAGACGGCGAGCGCCTGGAAGTCTTCTTGCGTGTCTGGATTCTGATCCCAGAATTTGACCGCGTCATAGCCGGCGCGCTTGAGTGCATCGACCATCTCCTTGCCATCTTCGTCGTCGAACTTGGACCAGTCGAACCGATCCATGTAGCGCGGGTTCAGTCCGGCCTCTTCGATGCGGGCTGCATCTCTTCCGTAGCTGGGCAGATAGCCGCTCGTCATGTCAAGAATGTTCTCAGCCTTCAGGTACACCGGCATGACGTTGGCGCCAGGCTCGAAGCCCTTTCCGGCCTTACCGTAGGCCTGGCTATCTTCCAGCGATTCCGTGAAGAAGATCGCGGCGCGTGATGTCTCCCATTCGTCGAATGTGCCGCTGTTCTTTGTAACGCGATTCGCCTCGAACTTATCGAAGTCGTTGCGCGTGGTGTGGTGGTACAAGGATGGGCGGCCGTTGTCGTCAACCGCATCGCTATCGCCAAACCACTTCCAGAAGTTCTCGAGAGCCTGGCGTGTTGGGGCAATCTGGCGCCCAGCGCTGTCGACATTCCCGCCTTCCTCGGTGCCTCCCTTGCTGTCAATGACGCGTCCTGTTGCAACCTTCTCGTCCGGGCCAATCATGTCGCCTTGGAACATGTCGCCCTGAACGTCGCTCTTTGTGGTGCGGCCGGCAGACCGTTTTGCATCCTGTCCGGCCTTCAGGATCTCAGCCTGCATGGCTGGCTTGCTGATGCCTTGCTGCTTGATGTAGTCAGCCAGGGCGCCTCGGAAGGCGGCTCGAATCTCGGTCATGTCGTCGACCAGCTTCGAGCCTGCGCCGGTGTCGGCGTAGCTGCGCAGGTTCCGCGACAGCGCTTCGATCGAGCGCATCAGGAAATCAGCCAGCTTGACGATGATCTTGCGCGCAGCCTTGGTGTCGTTTTGCGCGTGCACCTCATCCATGACGTCGGACCAGAAGGTCTTGTCAGACATGAGGTCACCGCCGATGTCGGAGATAAGCTCCTCCATCACCGAGTCGCCGGAGTAGCCAAGCTCCTTGCCGTACAGGTTGTCGGCGGCCTGGCGGTTCACGCGGCGCTCAACGACTGCCGCAATGGCTGCGTGCGCTTCTGGGTTGTCGCGCTTGAGCTGGTGCATCAGCTCGTGGCCGAACACGACGATCGGCGAGCGGCCTGACACGGTGTTCAGGTAGATCGTCGACCGGTCGTTGTTCATGATGAACCCATCGCCGGCGCCGACGTTCTTTGGCTCGTAGAAGAACTGAACCCTCTTGCCAAACGCCTGAGCGATTGCCTGCAGCACCTCGCCCTGCTTCTTGGAGATGCGCGTGGCGCGGCCGCCGCGCGCGATCGACTCGGCATCAGGCAACTCGGACACGAGGCCGATGTTCCTGGTCTCGCCATCGATGCGAACGGGCATGGTTCCGGTGACCCGCAGGCCGTCGGCTGCGGCGCTGGCGGCGATCGCCGCCTGCTCATCCATCACGCGCGGCGCGCCGGCTGGCTTCTTGGCGGCTGCGGAGTTGGCCCAGGCCTTGAAGTCTTCGATGGACATCTCGGTCACGGCGCCGCGGCGGCGCGGGCCAGAGCCATCCGAGTAGCCTGCGTCGTAGATGCGCGTCGCCTCTTCTGCGGTGCGCACGCCCAGCACGGTCTTGGTCTCGTCGAACGAGCCGTCGTCGTTGTACTGGTCGATGATCCACGCTGGAGAACCGGAGCGAGCGTTGTTCGGCAGGTAGATGTCCACCTTGTCGCCGTCGGCCGCCATGGCAGATCCGCGGATGTAGCCATAGTTGGCTGGCATCACGGTTTCCCAGCGCTCGCCGTTTGGGTCGACGCCGCTGCGGGTGGATCCCTGCGGGTTCTCGACGGCCAGCGTCAGGCCATCGAACTTGATCTCGCCGACCTTGTAGTTGCCGGCCTGCTTTTGGCCTTCTGTGGGGTTGGTGTTGGCCTTGGCTGCGCCGTCGCGGATGGAGTCTGCGATCGCCGTGCGTGCCAGCTGCGCGTCGGCCATGCCGTCCAGCTTGAACTCCTGGCGTCCGTTCTGGCTCACCAGGAAGAAGCCATCGTTGCGGCGCTCAACGCGGCCGAGACCATTGTCGACCAGCTGGCGCAGAGTTGCCTTGCGCTTTCGTAGCGCCGCAGGGCCCGGGCCGGCTGGCGTGGCCACGGCGGGTGCTGGAACCTGCTCAACGCGGTTTGCCAGCTCGATCGCTTCGCGGCGAACTGCAGCCTCCTTGCGCGCAGCATCAGCCTGCAGCTCGAGCTCTGCAGCCTCGTCGGGGAAGCCTTCGGCCTTGAACTGGTAGGCGCCACTGTCGAAGCGCTCAGCCTGACGCAGAGCCTCCTCTGGAGAGCCGGGCTGCGGAGCGATGTCAGCAAGCACGGCCGGCGATAGATCACCCTCTGCGCGACCCGTCGAAGGCGCCGCATAGCGGCCAACGATCTCCTGCGCGCGCTCGAGTGCACGCTGGCGCGTCTTCTCTGGCAAGGCCTGATTCTTCGACGCAAAGTAGTTGATGCTCAACTCTTCGCGATCGACCTCTGAAATCTGTGGGTTGCTCAGCTGAGCCTGGATGGGGTCTGCGGCCTCGCGCGGCTGGCGGGCTGGCATCAGCTGGTCGGACATGCCGAGTGCAAACTCGACACGCGCCAGGGCCTGCTCGCGTTGCGCGGCGGCCGTGGACTTGCTCTTGGCGATGGCCAAGTCTTTCAGCAGGGCGTTGGTGTTCTCGCCTGCGTCGCGCATGGCCTGCAGTGTGCCATTCTCGCGAATCGATGCAGAGATCTCTTCCACGCGGGTGGAGATCTCGTCGACCTGCGGCTTGTCTGCGTTGCGCACCTTTTCGGTGGCGTCGCGCATTTGCACAAGCTGGTCATACTCCGCCTTTTCTTCCTGGGTGAAGAAGCGGCCAGGCTCGCCTGGAATCGTCAACGGATTGCCGGACTCGTCTGTCACCTGTTGCGACGGCGTGCCCTTGGCGATAGCCTCGAGCTCTGCCAGTCGAACGCCAGCATCTTTCGCCGCCGCTGGAGCCGCTTCTGCTGCAGACGCATCGCCCAAAGCGCCAGCTTGCGCGGACCGCTCGGCCTGGCGTTGCGCCACCACCTCTGGCGTGTTGGCAGCCATGGCGGCGCGCGACAGTGGTGAGTTTGGAGTTGCGGCCTTCTCGATGACTGGTGCCATCTCTGGAGCCGCGGCAACGATCGCCTTTGTGTCGAGCCTGTTGCTTGCAGACTGCACCATGGACATGGCGGCCTGCGGTGCGCTTTGCGAGAAGCTGGAGATGGCCTCCAGTGCTGCATCGTACGGGTCAGCCTGACCGGTTGCGGCAAGCTCGCCGCCGTACTCGCCGACACCTTCGCCGAGCGTTTCTGTGGTCAGTAGCGTGCCGGCCGTGCCAATCCTTGAAGCCGTGGAGCTTGCCGCCTTTGCAGCCTTCTCTCCTGCCTCGATGGCTGTTTTGCGAAGTGCTGGATTCTTTGCCAGCGCAGCAACGATCTCTGCGCCGTCAGCGATATTGATGCCAGCATCTGCAAGCACCTTCGCCTCGGCTCGAGCGCCAGCGCGGATTGCCCCCTTGTTCAGGCTGCTCGCAATGGCGCCGCCGAGCTTGAATGTTGCGGCATCGACGGCTGTAATGACGCCAGCCTTTACGGCGCCCTCCTCGATGGCCTCTGTTCGCTCCTGTGGGGTAAACCCGCCTTCAGCCTTCTCAATGGCTTTGCCGCCGGTCTCCATTGCCGCGTTGCCGAGGAACATGCCGGCGAGCCCGCCGAGCACGCCGCCAACCACCGTGCCAGCTGGGCCAAACGCAGATCCAACGGCAGCGCCGGCCTTGCCGCCAGCCCAGGCTCCTCCGAGCGCCACAGCAGAGTTTGGCGCCTGGTTTGCAACCATCTGCGCCATGCCCTCTTTGTTCTGCAGCGCGGCGCCAATGACGTCGGCGGCGGCATCTAGAATGCCTGCATTTGGGTTTGCGGCCTTCCTGCGAGCGATCTCTCCCTGGAGCGACTGAAGCGCCGCTGGATTGTTCGCAACATCCGACTTCTGCGCCTCTGCTGCCAGCTCAACATCCGACAGATTGCCGATGTATGCGCTGCCAGTTGCGCCAACAGATCTGGCGGTCGACTTGGCGCCTTGCCACAAGGCGCTTCCCATGTCCTTGATGGCATCGAAGGTTGACCGCGGGGGCTGCGGCTGGATGGAGCCGTACTCGCTCTTCGCCTGTAAAGACGCAGGCGCTGCTGACCCCATGGCGCGGGCAGCCATCTGTGTCGCCGCGACGCCCTTCTTCACATAGTCTGGATCCTCCGCATAGCCGGACGTCTTCAGCGCAGTGAAGTAGCGCTCCGCATTCTGGCCAGACCCAATGGCGGACTTGTAGCGGCGAGCAAGCAGGCCTGCAAAATCATCTCCAAAGTCCTCTGCAGAGCCGTATTTGCGATACGCATCTCGGCTGCCGGTCATGTTGTCGGTTGCCAGAACGCCGCCGCCGCTGAAGTCCTTGATGTTCCCAAGGTTGTTTGTGCCAGGGATTACGCTCTTGCCCCAGCCAGTCTCAAGACCCCATTGGCCGAGAATCGCCTCGGGCGCCACGCCGGCCTGCTTTGCAACGCGCTCCGCAAGTGGTCGGTACTGGGCAACGAAGCCATCAACACCGGACTGCGCAGGGGCCGCATCTGGCAACAGAGCGGAGATGTCCGAAAACTCGGATGCCTGCTGTTGTGCTGCGGGCTTCGTTGCGGCGCTCGGCTGCGCATCGGGAATGAGTGATGCGATGTCGGAGAAGTCTTGCTGTGCCATGTATTACTTTTGTTGATCAGCGAATTTGGCGCTCTGCATTTTGCAGATCGGCGGCATCCTTTACGGAGAGCTCGCGGCGACGTGAGTCCCACTTTTGCGCAAGCTCGAGGGCTGTCATTTTGCCATCGGCAACAGCCTGGCGATCTGCGCTGTACTCTGCGGCTGTGAGCTTTTCGCGCTCCGCCTTCTGTGCAGCAGACTGCCGCTCGCTCTCTGCCTTCTGTGTGCGCAGCTCTTGCTGTCGAGCCTGAGCCCTTCCGGCTGGTGAGTTTGGATCTGTTTGCGGCATGGCTTGCTGCTGACCAAACAACCCTCCTGTGCTGCGAAGGCGACTAAGCAGTGACTCGCCTTTGTTTGCATTGCCGCTCTTGGCGACCTCCTGCTGAGGCTTGACATAGGCGCCAATCAAGGACAGCTGCCTCTCGAGGTTCTTGATAGCCTCCGGTGACTTGCCGGCGTTGAGCTGCGATTGCAAGAATTCCTGACGCTTCGCAGGATCGGATGCCAGCTTGATGTAGCTATCCATGATCGATTGGCGCTTTTCGGATGGCGCTTCAGAGACCATCCTGGAGAGCATCGTCTCCACATCCTTCTTGATCACTTCTGGCTTGCCGCCGGCCTGCTTGACGAGGTCTTCTACGGTCCCGGCGTTTTCAGCAATGCGAACAGGCTCCCCGCCATTGACATCCTTGTTGCGGTAGATGCGATCAACGCGGCCAGTTCTGTGATCAATCTGCAGCTCCGTCTTGGTAGGATCAACAGCTGCGTCGCGAGCAATGAGCGCGGCAACCTGCGGGTTGACGCCCTGCTGAGCAAGGGCTGGCAGGTAGCTCTGACCGCGCGCCAGAGCGTCCTCTTGCAGCTTGTTCTCACCCTTTGTGGAAGAGAACTCAAATGCGTCTACGTACGGAGCCAGCGGGTCAGCCGGCTTCGCAGCCTTTCCGCCAGACCCGCCGGAGCTTGCGCGAGATCCGCCGCCAGTTGGCTGCCCGTAGACGAGGCTTCCATCCTCGGCCTGGCCAATCACATTGCGACCATTCGGGTTTTCGTAGACGGGCTTGCCGCCGATTGTGAGCGTTGCCCCAGGGGAGACCACGCGAGGCTCGGCGATCTTCTCTTGCGCCTTGATCGCAGCGTCGCGCTGGGCCTTGATGAAGGCGTTGTAGGTGTCAGGGCTGTACTGCGCCTCCATGCCAGTCAGGAGCTCGTTCTTGTCCTTGAAGCGGTGCTTCAGTGAGCGGCCATCTGGCGATGCTACGTCGATGTCGATGGAGCCATCGGGGTTGACTTGGTAGCCATTCAGCTTGGACGGAAGGTAGTCGGAGTTGAATGCGTCAGCGGCCGCCTTGGCTAGCTGCTCAGCGGTCATGCTTGGCGCCGCGGCGCGGATCTGCGCAAAGCGCTCGGCGGACTGCTTGTAAGCAGACGCGGTTGCCGCCTCTTGGGTCTTCAGTGCTTCAACGATGTTGCCAGCCTTGGCCTGGATGCTGGCGACGTCGCGCAGCACTTGCGGTTGTGGCCGCATGATGTCGACACCCTGCAGTGCGGTGCGCGCCTCGTCTGCGCGGCGCTGGTCGTCGATCGTGCGCTTCTGCTGACTCTGTTGGTAGGCGCGCTGCTCGGCTTGGTACTTGCGGTCAGCATCGGCCTGCTGGCGGTTCTTCTCGGCGTCAACACCTTCGTTGAATCCGTTGTATCCGGCGGCAAGGCCTCGGGCTAGTTCAAAGAGTGCCATGCTGCTTCCTTATGCGAACATCGTGTCAGGGATTACGGTCGTGTTGGTGTCGATCATTGCTGGCGTGTTGCTGTTGGTGGACCCAAGCCAGCCGCCAACCGTGCTGCCGATCCTGTCCAGAGCCCCGCTCTGGTGCAGGCCTCCAACAGCCCGTCCAATCGTGCCGATGCCGTTGATAGAGTCTGCTGCGCTCGCTCGCGCGCCTGATGCCAGGTTCCCGTATGTGGACCCGATGCTGCTGTAAGCGGAGCCTGCAGCGCCTAGCGAGGATGCGGCATTTGCCGACAGGCCCTTGCCAAGGCTCAGTGCGTCTGTGGCGTAGGCGCGACCCTTGGCTACAGTGTCTTCGCGCGCCTTGTTCTGCGTGGATGCGCTGGCTGCTGCCTCAGCAAGGTTCAGCCGGTTGGCCTCCTGTAGGTAGGCCTGGCTGTTGGTGTTGATGCCTGGTGTGCGCGACAGCTGTTCACGCGCCGTGGCGAAGTTGCCGCGAACCAGAGATGCAGCCTCCTTGGCCTTCTTGTTCTGGTTGGCGATGGAGCCGTAGTTCGCAGACTCTGCGACATACTGGTCCTCGAGCGGCTGGAAGGTGGTCTTGTACCGTTGGTACTGCTCTTCCGCCATCTCCTGTTGGCGCTCGGCAATGTCCGCCTGGCGGTCGGCCGCCTCCTTCTGCTGCGCCTGGGCGTTCTTTGCGTCCTTGCGGGCCTTAGAAGCGTTCGCCACACCGGCTACCGCTGCAGTTGCCCCAACGACGGCTGCTGTGATTGCTGCCATGTTACAAACCCTTGATCCACGATTTTTCGATGTTGCGGTAGCCGCGCCGAGAGTAGATCTCGTCAGCTGGACTCCCCTCGATGGTGGCCATGGACGACATGGCCATGCACTTGCATCCAGCCTGGGCGGCCCACTGCTCGAGCTGGTTCATCAGCCGGATGGCCAACGTACCGCCGCGAGCCTCTGGCTCAACCCACCAGAAGAGCTCCACGGCGACGTCGTCGTCGGACATGTAGAGCTGCGTCTTGACGGCGCATGCGACGCCAACCAGGACGTCGTTCTTTTCAGCAACCAGGACGCATGCGTCGCTGGAGCTCAGATAGTTCGAGAGGGATTCCCCGAGCTTTTCGGGGCTGAAGGTTGCGCCGTACGTTGCATACAGCGTTGCCGAGTGAAATCGGCGGCCGATCTCCAACATGGCTGGCACATCGGAGAACTCGGCTTTTCTGATCACGGGCGCACCTCCATGCGCAACAAACGCGCGCGCGGATTGTACCCTGAAACAACAAGATGTTGGGCTTTTGGCTACATCAAACTCGCCACCACCAGCTTTGCGCCGGCTGGAGACTCCACAATCCTACAGTCGACGGCCGCGTCTCCTGGCTGCATCTTGCGGCCAGACGCAACCGCAGACCCTGACGCCACGATCACGATTGCGCCAGTCTCTATGGCAATCGACCCCCCTGGCGGGAGCATCTCAATCCTGCGCCTCCACCTTCCGCTTGAGGTTGATGGCGACAGGCAAAGCCTCTTCGCCGGCCCCGCAGTGGCGCGCTCCGTGCACAGGGATCCACTTGGGAACTCGGAAATTGACATGTCGAGGCTCGTATCCCCAGGGCGCATGGTCTGCGAGAAGGACGCGTCGATGATCTCGACCGTGAACTCGCCGGAGATGTAGATGTTCAGAGTGGCTTGATTCTTTGGCGTCACGCCGAAGCCGAATCGCTTGGCATGCTCATCGCCAACTGATGGCGTTGACTCGACAAGGTTGAAGCCTGGCACTGGGATTGATCTGAACCTGTACCACGTCATTCCGGCATCCTTCCAACTTCGAAAATCTTTGGCGTCGCAGGGGTTGATTCCTTGACGGCCTTGATCGTCTCGTAGAACTCGCCAGCCTTTGGTATATCGCCTCGATCCATGGCGTGCCACAGCATGTCCAGCTGCTCCGTGATTGGTGGGTACATTCGGCGCACTGGTTGAGCTGGGTGCTCGTTGCTGAGCTTGCGCTCGAGCTCCACCCACTTGGACCCATTAAAGACCCGCACAAATCCATCGCGCCATGGCGGCGGCGCGATGGTTGTTGTCTTCTGGTCTCCGATGGTATCGTCGCTGTCAAAGGCCTCCGCCTTCAGCGTGCCGTCGTTGTTGAGGATGTAGATCATGTCAGTCGCGCCAGCTCCCAGCGAAAGTTTCCAAGGCGAATCTGCGTGATGTTGGGCTGCAACAGATCGATCGCCACATTGAGTCGAATGTACACGCGGCCGTACTCACCGGTGAATATCACCCCACTGATTCCGAACGAATTGTAGAATCCGACAGAAACATCTGGGTACACATTGTACGTCGGGCTTGCCGGCGTTCCACCGGCCCACCACATGTGCCAACCACCAGCAATAGCTAGCACTCGAGCGCAAAAACCAGGGCCATTCGTCAAACCGACGTCTGTTAGCGTGTTGTAGCCGGTGTCAATCAGGATGGATGCAACGACGTCACTTTTTGTGATTGGCCTGCTGATAGGATTGTCTCTGCCGTCAAAGCCATCCTGGATATATGCGCTGACAGTGATTCCGCTTGCATCATAAACGCCTGATCGGATGATGTTCGGCCTGGAAAGGATAATGCCATTGAACTCTGCCGATCCGCTCCTGTCTATGCGCCACCCACTGAAGCCTGGGCTGTAGTTGTCAGACAGCAGCGTGCCTCTCGCGACGAGGTTGTTGAACACAGCGTTGCCAGACTTGTCGATGGCCCACCCCTGCGTCCCGTTGGTGATGATCAGTTTCCCGTCGGGGCTTATTGCTCCATCGAAGTTGTTGGAGTAGATCAGGCTGCCAATCTTTGCGTTGGTGATCGATGCATCAACAATGAACGCCGACTTCATGTAGACGCCGGGCTGATAGGTGATTCCGTTGTAGGTTTGCGTGCTGGTCACAACGATGAACGGCATTTCGTTCTTCGCTGGACTCATCTGCGACGCCACATCTCCAGAGCCAGATGTGGCCGCAATCCAGAACCTGTCGGCTCGCACGCCAAAATCGATGGTCGGGCCTTCGGCGCTACCAGCTCCAGCTGTTGCGGAAAGCCCAAAGCCACCAACGACGGTTCGGCCGCCAACATCCACCTGGGCTCGAACCGAGTAGATGGAGTTGAACTTGCCATCCACCTTGCTGGCGTATGAGTTGAGATCCTGCTTGATCGACGTGGAGTTGATCTGACCCGTGTTTGGGTCGGTGACGGATGCAACGACTTGCGTCCATCTGGAGGCCTGCACCGCGGACGGCGTCACGGCTGCAAGCTGCCCGTCCTGGATGACTGCCTGATCTCCGCCAATGGCTGCCCACATCGTATTGATGGCTCTTGCGAGGGCGGTGTCCTTGGTTAGGCGAATCTCCTGCTCTTCGAAGATTGCAGCCTCCGATTCTTCAACGCGAGCAATGATGCCTTCGATCTGTGATACGAAAGCCTCATCCGCGCTCGAGCGAATCGTTTGTTCGCGCAGGATGGTGGCACCAACCTCGCCGATGGCAGCATCGATTCTCGACCTCAGGTTTGTGATATCGATTGGTGCAACTGATGTGCCAAGCAGCTGGTACAGAATGCTTTGGCGAATGGAGTCAACCATCCCATCGATCATCCCGGAGACATCGTCTTCACCAGGGTTTGGAATGCCGCCGCCACCACCGGCCACGCCGGAGCCGCGCGAAAACGCCTGCACAATAGCCTTGTTCGTCAGCTTCTTTATCTCCCCAAGGGTGACGAATCGCTCCCTGTCATCCGCATTTGTGACGCCGCTACGCAGGTCCCAGGCGTTCACCATGGCGTCAAGGAACGCGCGAACCTCTGGATCCTTGATCCCGATGGTTGGCGGCAGCGTTGTTACCTGCGTTGTGCGTTTGAATGGAGTCATGCTTGCTTAAATTCCCCCATGGAGCGAGCTAAGTGAAGCTCGCGAACGGTGTTGGTCCCAGTGAGGCGCACCGACCAGCGGAGCTGCTTCTTCAGATCCTTGATTCGGAAGTGCCCCGTGGTCAGCTGCCGCTCATAGACCAGGACGCCCTCCGCGTACAGCTTCATTATCACCGGGCCGTCGCAGCGGATGTACCCTGCGCCGAATGTGGCGTGCTCCGGAAAGACGAAGTCCTTGCTCCACCAGTCGAACGTTTTTGCGTCACCGGCGTTGTACTGGTAGACCGCATTCCCAAGCGAGTAGTACAGGGCGTCGTTGACGGGCAGAAGGAACATCGAGTCGAACCCGATGGTCGTTCGCGAAAACAAGCCCACACCCTCATCCAGTCGAATCACGAAGCCCTGGTTCTGGGTCTTCGATGTCATCACCAATGCGCCATCGTGGTAGCCGAAGCGCATGCTGGCATCCTGTAGTGACTGGCGATAGCGCTCACGCCATTTGTCGCGCGTGAATAGCTTCTGGCCAGCCTCGGCTGTGGCGGATGTGCCAGACACCAGGATGACGTTGTCATTCGATGCATAGGCCACTGCGCCGTCAATGTTCGCCATGCTGCGCTGCGCGATCCCAGCCTGCGGCAGCGACAGCTTCACCTGCTGCGCAGACTTTGGGAACGAGCCGGCCACCACATAAACGCCGTCAGCTGCAGTGACCACCAGCGACTGCTGGCCAGGGCACAGCCCGCGGATCACAGTGGGGAAGGTCATGCTGTACGGCCAGGCATGCGGACGGTACGGCTCGGACATGTAAAGGGTGTTCCCTTTGAATGCAGCGAACCACCCATTGGGCAGGACTGTGAGGCCCTGCAGGCCTGTTGGCGGCGGGTAGAAGTCGATGCTCTCGAGCGCAACACCAACATCGGTTGGGGCCACCGTGTTGTCGATGTATGTACCGCCAGAAACAACCGTCTTCACGCGCACGTACGCATCCCCACCACCATAGGTGCGGTAGACGTTCACGCGCTTGAATGCCTGGTATCCCGTGAAATCGACGCTCGCAACCTCAATCTTCACGTCCTGCACGTAGGTGACGGAAATGGCTGCTGGTGGCGAAGGCGCGCTCTCCTCATCCCAGGTGTTTTCGAGCACGTAGGTGTAAGCCCTGGTCTCGCTTGTTCCATAGGTGATGGATACCACAGCGCCGGAAGGTGTCGAAGAGAGTGTCGCCTCCGCGGTCCCCGGGATTGATGATGTGCGAGTCGACACTCCAGAGCGCAGCTGAAGGGATGCAATATCCGATGCATCGTCCTGGTTCACGAATTTGAAGTTCGCGCACAGCACAGCCTCCTCCGGGGTCCCTTCTGGCATTGGCGGGGTGTTGAACCGGTATTGCCTAAGCGCGGACTCTGCTGTAAGCGAAACAGCTGTCTTCCCGTACGCCTTCCCGTTGAACTCCCACCAGGCATCGCACTTTACGAGCACATTTGGGTAGTCTGGGAACGTCGACCTCTCAATCAGCGAAAGGATTGGGGCCGCTGTGGGTCTTGGAACTCCTGCGATGAAGGATTGCGTTGGCGGGCCGCCGGTGAACGACATCTGTAGCTTCGAAGCCACCCGAAAGACCCCCTCACCCGGGATCAGGTAGAACACCCGGTTGTACTTGTCGTCAATGATCGGGCTACCAAACGCCTGCGCCTCAACAGTCCAGGTGAAGAACGAGATGCCGTCCTCGGTGTAGATGCCGCGCGTTGGGTTGGTGGACATGTTGCGCAGCAGCAGCCCATCCTTGAGCGGAGAGAGCGCTCCTCGCGAGAAGTCGCAGTTCTCAGCCAGCTGGGCGTACAGGTCTGGCAGCAGGTGAGGCTCTTCCCTTGGGATTTCGCCCTTAAATGTCTTGAATGCAATTGCTGCCATGAATGATCCTGCTATCGTTTTATTGCATGCCCCGCAAGAGGCTCCACTTGATCATAACCAGCGGCGCGCGGCGGCGCAGCGCTCCAACAGCCATCGACAGCTTCACGCCGACATTGCGCCTGACAACAAGGCCGAATGGGGCCTTCTCGATGGCGTAGATCTGCCAGTGACCATCGAGCTCGTACACGGCAACTCCAGGATGGCTCTTGCTGGTTTCTGCGTCGCCGAAGTGACGAAGGCGCGAGCGCATCTCTGGTGTGATCTCTGGGCCGGCATCGGAGGCAAGGCGCGATGCCATGTTGCGAGTGCCAAGCCACAGCCAGCGGTGCCACTTGCTGCGCGGGTGATGTGGTGGCCAGTAGCTCCACTGCCGTGCGCTATCATCAATGGTGCC